CAGATCTGGTACAACTGTAACTGTAACTAAAGTAGCTCATGGATTAAGTACAGGAGATAAAATTGGTATTCATTTTGAATCTGGTACAGGTGGTGCAGCAACTGATGGTAACTACACAATAACTAGATTAACTGCAGATACATTTACGCTTACAGATATTAATACTGGAACAATTACCGCATCACCAACAGCAGTGTATTCTACAAAATGGCTATTAACTTATAATGTTTCTGCAGCTGATACATACAACAATGCTCCTATTATCCCAGGCGAAGGTGTGCGTGTAGATAATGGTGTTTATGCTTATATGGTTAACGTAGAAGCTACTCAAATATATTACGGATAATATATGAATAATGAACGTGAATTAGCGGAACACGGTGTAGAAATTAAGCATATTCAATCTGATGTAGATACTATTATGGAAGACATGGATCAGTTAAAAAAACGTCTTGATAGTATTGAAAAAACACTAGAAGAGATTAAAGGCGGCTGGAAAGTATTTATCGCTATTGCTACAGTTCTTTCTGGTGTTATAAGTTGGATGGTAACTCATTGGTTAGGTAAATAATGCCAAGTAAATCTAAAGCACAACATAAACTTATGGAAGCAGTAGCTCATAACGCTAAATTTGCTAAAAAGGTTGGTATACCACAATCTGTAGGTAAGGATTTTGCAGAGGCTGACAAAGGTAAGAAGTTTGCTAAAGGTGGACTTTATGCCAATATCCATGCCAAACAAAAACGTATAGCATCTGGATCTGGTGAACGTATGCGTAAGGTTGGATCAGAAGGCGCACCTACAGCTAAAGACTTTAAAGACTCAGCAAAGACTGCCAAAATGAAAAAAGGTGGTGTATCTTTGTCTATTGGACGTGGTGAAAAATTGCCTGTATCTAAAGGCGCTGGTTTAACAGCTAAAGGCCGTGCTAAGTATAATAGTGCAACAGGATCTCATTTAAAAGCTCCACAACCACAAGGTGGCGCTCGTAAAAGATCATTTTGTGCAAGAATGTCTGGTATGTCTGGGCCTATGAAAGATGAACAAGGCAGACCTACTAGAAAAGCAGCTTCTCTCAAACGTTGGAAATGTTAATTTAAGGAATATATTATGAAAAAGAAATCAGTAAACCCAGCAATGGCTATGATGGCAGCACGTGCAAGACGCATTCCATCTGTTAGACCTTCTCCAATGGGTATGCCACAAGTGGCTCCTAATGCAGTAGCAACTCCTCCAGGTATGCCAGCTATGCCAGGCATGAAAAAAGGCGGAATGATGAAGTCAGATGCAAAAGAAGATACAAAAATGGACAAAGCTCAAGACAAAGCTATGATCAAAAAAGCATTTAAACAACACGATATGCAAGAGCATAAAGGCGGCAAAGGTACTAAGTTAGCTTTATGTAAAGGTGGCAAGGCTATGAAATATGCATCTGGTGGCAAAGCTTCTCAATTAGCTAAAGCTAATGGCATTGCTGTTCGTGGTAAAACTCGTGGAAAGATTGTTTAATCATGGCAAGAGATCCTATTCAAGAAAAAGCAGATAAGTTAGATAAAGAAACAAAAGAAACTCAGGCGCAACAAAAAGCTGAGTTTGAAAAGCCTAGAAAAAATATGCCTGGAGAACCAGATCAAGGTCCATTGCCAGATATTAAAAAAGGTTTACTAAAAGGATTAGAAGTTGGCGGTGGTAAATCTTTAGGTATGAAAAAAGGTGGATCAGCTTCAGCTCGTGCAGATGGTTGTGCTATCAGAGGAAAAACAAGAGCTTAAATGCCTGTAGATTACTCTAGATACGAACCATATTGGGTAAAAGAATTTAGAAGATGTGAGCATTGGATTGAAGCAGCATTAGAATATTCACATGGCACACATGATATTAAAGATATTTTTGAATGTGTTGCTAATGGAACATTAGAATTTTGGCCTGGTAAAGAATGTGCTTTAATTAGCCAAGTCGTCCAGTACCCAAATAAGAAAATGATTCATGTATTTTTAGCTGGTGGCGATATAAGTGAAATTCAAGAAATAGAACCATATATTGTTGAGTGGGCTAAGCAACAAGGATGTTCAGCGTTATCCTTAACTGGAAGACCTGGATGGACTAAAAGTTTTTTAAAGGATATTGGGTATCAAAATACTCAAGTTCAAATGATTAAGGAGTTTTAAATGGGTGCAGCAGCTGGAATGCAGGGCGGTCAAATGAGACCACAACAACCACAACAACAACCTATGGGTGGACAACAAGCTCCACGACAAGGTAAGGGTCCTGGATTGCCTATACCACAACAACCTCAAATGGGTGGTATCAGACCTTACCAACCAGTAGGTGCCAACAATGGTCCATTTAATCAAAATCCAGTCCAACAAGTAAATCAACCACAGCAACCATTACCTATTTTTAATGGTGGTGCAAATGATTATTTTAGTGGAGCTAATATGCCACAAGGCAAAGGCCCTATTCAAATGCCACAAGGTGTTCCGCCTCAAATATTAAATGCATTTAAAATGCAACAAATGCAAAATCCAGGAGCTAAAGGACCAGCACAAACTCAAGCGATGCAACCTATGATGCAACAACAAATGCAACCAAATACAAATATACAGCCAACTAATATACAGCCATTTAATATGGGTGCAATGAGATAATGGGTCAATCGGCTACCCAATTAGGTCAACAAGGTTCTGATTATGGTCAATATGGTAATCAACCCATAAGCCCAGTATCGCCTTTTGGAATGAATCTTAATACAAGTGAAAATAAACGTGTTAATGATTACAATGCTGCAACAAATATTCCAAGCCCTCAATTGCCAGCTAATATACCTAATCAAAATGCTACATGGTATCCAGGTATGTATCCAACAAATCAACCACAGTTTGGTACCAGTGCATACTCTCCACAAACATTTAATTTGCAAGGACATCCTAGCGATGGACATAATCCATTAGGTACTGGTGCTACAATACCAAATCAAGCAATGTCTAGCCAAGGTCAAATGGTTAAACAAATGGCATCTGGCGGAATAAGTAATTTATTTTCTACTCTTATGCCTAAGACAGCAAGTGCATCAGCTAGTGATCCTGTTGTAGTAAATAGATTCTCACCTTCTCAAGAAGCAATAACGCATCCTAGTACAGTAGCAAATAATCCAATTTTTTCTTCTTCAGGAAAAGGGTTGGGGCAATCAATTATTCCATCATTGTATCAACAATTAAAGTTAGGCAAGGGTCCAGCAGCTACTATACCAGAAGAAGTAACTACGCCTCCAGCACCTGTAGTTCCAAGATCTATTTATCAGCCATCATATACACAATATGCACCAGTTAATAAAATAGATACTGATTCATATGGTAATCCATTATTTAATAACGGTGGCTTAACAAAGGAATTAATATGAGACCTTCACGTGGAATGGGAGATATTGCCCCATCAAAAATGCCTAAAGGCAAAAAGAAAGCCCGTAGAGATAATACTGATTTTACTCAGTATGCTAAGGGTGGAAAAGTTGCGTCTAAAGCAAAAAGTAAATCAAAATTTGCAAAGCTTGCAAAAAAACTTATGTTAGGTAAATAATGGTAGATAAAACTACAGGAACCTCCGTATTTAATCTAAACATGAACGACCTCATTGAGGAGGCGTTTGAGCGTTGTGGTTTAGAATTAAGATCTGGTTACGACTTTAAAACAGCTAGACGAAGCTTAAATCTATTAACTATAGAATGGGCTAATCGTGGCATTAATTTATGGACTATAGAAGAAGGTCAAATTCCTTTGGTCACTGGTCAAATTACTTATCCATTGCCTGTAGATACTATTGACTTATTAAGCACTGTAGTTAGAACTGGCTCAGATACTAATCAAGTAGACATTAATATTAGCCGTATTTCAGAAGATACATATTCTACAATACCTAATAAGAACGCTAATGGCCGCCCTATACAGCTTTGGATTAATAGGCAATCTGGTAATACATCTACTTCTACTGTATACTTATCAGCTTCTATTAGCTCATCTGATACAACTATATCAGTAAGTAGTGTAGCAAGTCTTGCAGCTACTGGATATGTTCAAATAGATAATGAAGTTATTTTATATCAAAATATAGATAACGCTACCAATCAATTATTAAACTGTTTCCGTGGTCAAAATAATACCACTGCAGCTGCACATATAGCCACTACAAGCCCTTATAATTACTTATCCATACCATTACTACCAAATATTAATGTATGGCCTACACCGAACGCTGGCGGTGATTATACATTTGTATATTGGCGTTTAAGAAGAATTCAAGATGCTGGAACTGGCGTTGTCATTAATGACATTCCTTTCCGCTTTTTACCATGTATGGTAGCTGGATTAGCATTTTACTTAGCTCAAAAAGTTCCAGAAGTGGATCCAAATAGAGTAGCTATGTTACAAGCTGATTATGAAAAACAATGGGATCTAGCATCTCAGGAAGATCGTGAAAAGGCACCTATTAGATTTGTGCCACGTAATATGTTCTACACAAGGTAAGAGATGCCTAATAAATATTCATCAGGTAAATATGCGATTGCTGAATGCGATCGTTGTGGTCAAAGATACAAGCTTAAAGAGCTGTCAAAAATGATCATTAAGACCAAGCTTTTTAACATTAAAGTTTGCCCAGAATGCTGGGACCCAGATCAACCACAGTTACATTTAGGTATGTATCCTGTCAATGATCCACAAGCAGTACGTGAACCAAGACCAGATGTGAGTTATAATGTAGGTGGCACAACTGGATTAATGACAAATCCATATGATACAAACGTTAATAGTGTGGATGATGCTGGATACCCTACTGATGGTAGTAGACAGATTCAATGGGGATGGCAACCAGTAGGTGGTGCTAGTTACTTTGATACATTTTTAACGCCTAATAACTTATTACCACAAGTTCAAATAGGCACTGTTACAATAGTTACAACTTAAGGAGAAATAAAATGGCATTTAAAAAAGCAGCTGACGGTATTACTAAACAAGGTAAAACAAAAGGCAAAAATCTAGGTGATTCAGGACCAATAGCTGGTATTCAATCTGGTAAAGGTTCTAAAGGCGCATCCTCAGTAACTTCATTATCTATGAAGAAACTTGGACGCAATTTAGCAAGAGCAATGAATCAAAAAAAAGGTAAATAATCATGGCTAAAGAAAAATTTGCAGTTGATCCAGCAACATCATATCCGCTAGGTCACGCTAAAGAAAATAAACCAGCTAGTGCTTATACTGGATTTGAATATCCAGAAGGTGGCGGTGATGATATTGGTGTATATAAACAACCAATGGAAAACCCAAATGGCACACAACAAGAAGCTGTTTCTATGCCAGGTAATGGCATGAGCAAGATGAACATTTCTGTTGGTGGTGTTAGCAAAGGCAATTATGCAGATGTTAACCCATATGGTGTTAAAGAAATGCGTGGTTATGGTGCAGCAACTAAAGGCCGTAAAATTAGCGGAAAACAAGGATAATTCTTAATGAACTATGTTCAGCTGTATCAAACTATACAAGATTATACTGAAACTACTGAAGCTTTATTTGTAAGTAATATTCCTCGCTTTGTTAAAGAAGCAGAGGAAAGAATTTACAATTCAGTTCAAATACCTGCATTACGCAAAAATGTAACAGGTACGCTCACAGCAAGTAATCAGTATTTATCTTTACCAGATGATTGGCTATCAGCCTATTCTTTGGCAGTGATTGATGCAAGCGGAAACTATAGTTACTTATTGAATAAAGATGTTAACTATATTAGACAAGCTTTTCCTAGTCCAACATATACTGGTCAGCCAACGCATTATGCATTGTTTGGGCCTCAATATACAAGCATTAATGAACTATCATTAATATTGGGTCCTACACCAGATAGTAGTTATTCTGTTGAGTTACATTATTTCTTCTACCCACCTACTATTGTACAGGGTGAAATTGCTACATTTACAACACTTGTTGCTGGCTCTTTATATATTCCAGGCACATATGCTGATGTTCCATTAACTAATGGTAATGGTAGCGGTGCTACAGCTACTATAGTTGTAGGATCACTTGGCACAGTCACATCTGTAACATTAAAAGATGGTGGTCAATTTTATGCTGTAGGTAATGTATTAAGTGCATCAAATACATATCTTGGAAATAGTGGATCTGGATTCTCTATTACAGTCAATACAGTAACCAACTCAGCTGGAACAAGTTGGCTTGGTGATAACTATGATCCAGTATTATTATATGGCTCATTAAGAGAAGCTATGCTATTCCAAAAACAAGAACCAGAGATGATTAAAAATGTTGAAGACAAATACATGGAAGCTTTGTCTCAACTTAAACGTCTTGGTGATGGACTTGAGCGTGGTGATGCTTATCGTGATGGTCAAACTAAACTTAAGGTTAGGTCATGATTGTTCAAACATCTTGTACGGTATTTAAATATAACTTAATCAGTGGAGCGGAAGACTTTAATAGCCCTAGTCCATATGTGTATAAAATAGCTTTATATACCGCTAATGCTGATTTAAACAATACTACAGTAGCTTACACAACAACAGATGAAGTTACTGGAACAGGATACACTGCTGGAGGTTTAGTACTAACTCCTAGTGTTGGGAGTGATGCTTCAAATAACACTGCTTATGTATCATTTAGCAATGTTACTTGGAGTCCTGCAAATTTTACTTGTAGGGGCGCTTTAGTTTATAATAGCACTACTGGAGCAGCCGTTTGTGTATTAAATTTTGGATCTGACAAAACAGCCACTACTAGTTTCCAAGTCCAATTTCCATCAGCAACATCAACAAGTGCAATATTAAGAATTCAATAAGGAGAAATATATGATTAACGAAACAGGCGGCTTTGGTGACTCAGCCATAGCTACATTAAATACAAATGCTGCATCAGCAGAAGATCTTGGCGTACATGGTCATTATCATGTTGTATGCCATGACAAAGCAGGCAATCTAAAATGGGAAGAAAAGTTTCCTAACTTAGTAGTTGCAGCTGGTAAACAATTAATGCTTGATACTTTATTAAGAACATCAGGTACATATACTACAGTTGGACCATTTTTAGGTCTTACAAAAGTATCATTAACACCAGCAGCTACAGATACTATGACTACATTAGTAACTACTAATGCAGCTGAATTTATTAACTATACAGTAGGTGGTTCTGCAGTTCGTGGTACAGCAGTATTTGCAGCTTCAACATCATCAGGCTCAACACCATCAAACGTTACAACATCAACAGCTACTGCAGTTACTTACACCATTACAGGTGCAGGTGGTACAGTTTATGGTTGTTTCTTAGTAACAGGCTCTGGTGCAGTAAGCACACAAAGTTCTACTGCAGGTACATTATATAGTGAAGGTAACTTTGCAACAGCTAAAGTAACAACAGCTGGCGATACAGTTTCAGTTACATACTCTACAACTGCAACAAGCTAAGGAGTCCTAAATGGCTCTAGCGTTAAATGATCGTGTCCAGCAACAGGGTACGGCCAATACTACAGTTAGTTTTACCTTAACTACCTCAGTTACTGGGTTTCAATCTTTTGCTGTTATTGGCAACGGAAATACGACCTATTATGGTGCAACAGACGCATCTGGTAACTGGGAAGTAGGTGTTGGTACATACTCTACAACTGGACCTACATTAACACGTACAACCATACTAGCTTCAAGTAATTCAGGTAGTGCTGTAACTTTCTCTGGCACAGTCAATGTCTTTGTTACATACCCTTCAGAAAAGTCTATTAATTATGATGCCAATGATGTAGCTACAATTGGTTCTACATTAAGCTACTCAGATACAGGCATTATTGGTTCATTTGCTTCTACAGTTGCTGGCTATAATCAAGTTATTATTCAGAATAAAAGCTCTGCTACAAACGCTTCAGCTAATTTAAATATATCTAATGATGCATCTACAGGATCAACAGGATATGTTGAATTGGGTATTAACTCATCTGCATTTACAGGTACAGGCTCATTTAACCTTCCAAGCGCTTCGTACTTAGCTTCTGCTTCTACTGATCTTACTATTGGTACATATGGTGCATATAATGTGCATTTTGTAACTAACAGCAGTACTACTGATGCGATGACCATCTTTAATTCAGGTGGTGTTTCATTAGGCGGATATAGCGATCCTGGTATTGGTACTTTATATGCTAATAATGTATATGTAGGATTTACTACAATTACAGCAGCTGCTGGCACTACAATATTAACCAATGCTTCTGCTGGCTGGCAAAATGTTGTAGGTACTACTACACAAACAATTAGATTGCCTGTTGCTACAACGCTTTATAAAGGGTTAACATTTACTATAACCAGTAGCAGTACAGGTAATGTCACTATTACTGATAGCGCATCAGCAACAGTAGATACAATTATTACTGGCGGTACAGCTGTTATGGTATTAACAGATAATACTACTTCCGCAGGTACATGGAAGGCTTATAGTTATATACCATCTTCATATGATTTTAATTCTACCTCAGCTTCATTTGGTAATGCCTCAATTACCAATGCAGTATGGAATGGTACAACAATTGCATCAGGTTATGGTGGTACTGGCCTAACGACTTTTACTGCAGCTAACAATGCTATTTATTCTACATCAGCATCAGCTTTAGCGGCTGGTACTTTGCCTGCAGCAGCTGGTGGAACAAGCTTTGCTACCTATGCAACTGGCGACATTATTTATGCATCTGCCACAAACACTTTATCTAAATTAGCTGCAGGAACTAATGGATACGTATTAACATTAGCAGCTGGTGTACCTTCATGGGCAGCAGCATCATCTGGTGTTACGGTCACTAATGATACATCTACAGCTACTTCATTATATCCAACATTTACAAGTGCAACTTCTGGATCTATTTCTGGTGTTAGTGTTACAAGTACTAAATTTACATTTGTTCCGTCTACAGGAACTTTAACTTCACCTCAACTAAGCGCATCTAATGGTCTTGTAGTTAATAGTAAAACGGTAGCAGTTAGTTATTCAATACCTTCTGGATCAAGTGCAATGAGTACTGGTCCTATTACAGTAAATAGTGGTATTGCAGTAACAGTGCCTTCAGGATCTCGCTGGGTAGTTATCTAAATGTTTGGATATGCAGCATTTGCTCAACCTACATTTGCTGGATTGGGTGGTAATTCATTTTCTGCTTCCATAACAGAAGATATTACTTTAGCTGATTCAAATACTCAGGCTTGGGCATTTGGCCAGACTATCACTGAAAATGTCACAATAGGTAATGTTGATTCACAAGCTGGACTATTCTTTGCAAGCATTGTTGAACCATTTACCATAGATGACTCAAGTACTCAATTAAGTGCTTTTGGTCAGTCCATTACAGAAGATGTGATTATGGCAGATACGCCTACTATGGTAGCAGGATTTGCATCAAGTATTACAGAAAATAGTAATTTAGCAGACTCATCTGTACAGTATTTTGCAGCATTAGAAACTCGTAATGAAGATTTTACTATGGCTGATGTAGCCTCAGTAATAGCTCAGTTAACACAGTCTATTATTGAAAATGTAAATATGGCTGATACGCCAACCATTACAGCTCAGTTCCAGTCTTCTATTACAGAAGATATGACTATGGCAGACGCAATCAGTATTTTAGCTGATTTTGTCACAAGTCAAACTGAAGATATTACGATGGCTGATATTATTATTATAGGATCAGCCTATATATTTGTTATTGATGAAAACTTTAATAGTGATGATGCATCAACCATTATTCAGGTATTTACTGAGTCAATAGCAGAAAATATTAATTTAGCTGATTCAGCTAGTATTGCAGCACAATTTAAGTCTGCAATTATAGAATCATTTACCGCATTAGATTTATCAGATGTGGGAGGTTGGTTAAGAATTAATGATACCCAACTTGAAGTATGGAGCAATGTTAATAATACCCAAACTACCACTTGGGCCTCAATTAATCCAGATACTTTCACCCCATGGAACAAAATTAACAATAGTCAATAGGGCAAAAAATGACTATAATATACACATAAATAAGGACTTAATATGGCTTCCACCTATTCAACCAGTTTAAGAATACAGCTTATTGGCACAGGCGACCAGTCTGGTGTCTGGGGTACTTCTACAAACAATAATCTAGGCACTCTAATAGAGCAAGCCATTACTAATGTAGGATCAATTACCCTTTCTGGATCTACCTATACTTTATCTTCATATAACGGCATTACAGATGAATCAAGAAATGCTGTATTAGTATTTTCTGGATCATTAGGTGCAGCTTGTACAGTTGTAGCTCCAGCTGTATCAAAAACATATATTGTAAGAAATAATACTACTGGTGGGCAAAATGTTATTATGTCTGTAGGCGTTGGTTCTACAGTGACTATTCCAAATGGTCAAACATACATTATTTACTCAGATGGATCTAATTTCTATTCAGCAAGTAATTATAACTCAAGTAATGTTCAAATCACTGGTGGTACGATTGATGGAACAACCATTGGTGGAACTACTCAAGCAGCGGGTTCATTCTCTGATTTAACTGCTTATAATAACGCTACATTTGGCGTATCTAGTGCGGCACAAACAGTTTCTATTACTACAGCAACTCCAGCACTTGTAACTATGGCTGTGGGTTCTACACCATCTCCAAACGCAAGAGTTACATTTACATCTTCTGGTACATTACCAGTGCCTCTTACAGCTGGTACAACTTACTATGTAGTAAAAATTAATAGTACAACATTTAACTTATCTACAACATCTGGCGGTGGTTCTTTAGTTAATACAACCAGTGGATATACTGGTACCATTTCAATGGTAACTAATTCAGATGTTACATTTAATACACCTACAGTCAACGTACCTAATAACTTAATATTTGTAGGTACTGGTGCTGTTGCAGTTCCTAAAGGTACTACAGCTCAAGAGCCAGGTAGTCCAGTAGCTGGTATGATTAGATATAATACAGAAACAGAATCTTTTGAAGGTTATTCTGGCGGTGCATGGGGTCAAATTAACGGTGGATCTAATATTACAGGTTCTGGTTTATGGCAAAACAGTCAAAACATTACAGTAACTCAACTTGTATCCTCTGGTTATAGTGCAATGAGTTCTGGTCCAATTTCTATAGCATCGCCATATTCACCTCAAACATTTACAGTAACGATTGCAAGCCCAGGCGTAGTGACTGTGCCTACTACACTATTACCAACTGGTACTACAGTTGAACTAACAACTACTGGAGCATTACCTACAGGGCTTTCTACTGGAGTGACTTATTTTGTGGTTAATCCATCAGGTCTTACATTCCAACTAGCTTTAACCGCTAATGGCACCCCAATTACAACAACTGGTACCCAGTCAGGTATACACACTATTACACCTACCGTGTATGTTAGCGTCCCAAGTGGATCACGCTGGGTAATCATTTAAGGAGATATTATGGCAGTCACACTCAACGCATCAACATCAAGTGGATTTATACAAACCGCTGACACATCTGGGTCTATTCAATTACAAGCTAACGGGACAACTGTATTAACAGCTGGATCAACAGGCGTAGTAATCCCAGCAGGTACTACAGCAATAGCTCCATTACAATTAACATCTGGTACTAACTTAACATCTGCTACAGCAGGCTCAATTGAGTACAATGGTTATTCACCATACTTTACACCATTTGGTACAAGTAGAGGCATAGTTCAAGCATCACAATACTATGAATTAAATACAGCATATGCTGGTGCTAACGTTAGTACAGTGCAATCACTATTTGGTTTAACCAATGGTTTTACTTTACAAGCATCTACTATTTATGAATTTGAATCTGTTTTTGCATTATGTAAGACTGCTGGTACTACTTCTCATACTATTTCTTTAGGGTATGGTGGAACTGCTACTATAAATAATATTTTAGTTCAAACATCTGGTAATTTTGTTGGTGGACAGCCACCAGTAAGTCAAATATCAACTAATGCAGTACAATTGGCTATATCAAATTCAGTAGCAGCAAATGTAGTATCTACAGCTAGTGTAACTGCAAGTGTTACATTTTTCGCAATTGTTAAAGGAACAGTATCCATTAACGCTGCAGGTACATTCCTACCACAATACACATTATCAGCAGCTCCAGGCGGTGCATTCACAACCCAAATTGGTAGCTATTTCAAAATTGCCCCATTAGCCGCATCAGGTGCTAACGTATCTATTGGTAACGTAAGTTAAGGAGAAATAAAAATGTCAAGCGTTGTCATTTCAGGCGATACATCAGGCTCAGTCACTCTTTCAGTTCCAGCAGTTTCTGGATCTAACACACTTACTTTTCCTGCTCTTACAGGCACATTACAACTTGGCTATACAGCTTCTTATTTAGTTGTTGCTGGAGGTGGTGGTGGAGCTGGAGACTTAGGTGGTGGCGGTGGAGCTGGTGGATATATTACTGGTACAACAACTTTAACCGTAGGTACAGTTTATACTGCAACTATAGGCGGTGGAGGAGCTGGTGGAGTGCCTGGAGCTGGAACATCTGGAACAAGTTCAACTTTTACTGGTATTACAACTGCAGTAGGCGGTGGTAATGGTGGTTCTGGAACTGGTGGTTCTGGTGGTGGGGTTAGAGGAAATGGCCCTGCTGGTATAGGAACACCTGGTCAAGGTAATAATGGAGCCAATGCTCCTAATAATGATAACTCTGGTGGTGGTGGAGGAGGCGCTGGTGGCGCTGGTACTATATCTAGAGTATCTCCAGCATCAGCTGGAACTGGAGGATTAGGTACTGCATCTTCAATCACGGGTTCATCAGTAACTTATGCTGGTGGAGGTGGTGGAGGTGGTGGCTATCCCGCAGCTCCTTCTGCACCAGCTGGCATTGGAGGCCCTGGTACACCTGCAATTTCTGGAGGAAATGGAGGAACTGGCCCTGCTGGAGGCCCAGCAACAAGTGGTGGTGCTGGAGTTGTAAATACTGGCGGTGGTGGTGGTGGTGGTGGTGTAGCATCCCCATCAGGACCAGGTGGTGCTGGTGGTTCAGGTGTTGTAATTCTTTCTGTACCTACTGCATCTTATACAGGAACATTGACTGGAACATATACAACAGGAACTTCAGGATCTAATACAATTATAAAATGGACCACGGGTTCAGGAACCTACACTGCATAATGACTCAACTTATACTTTCTGGCGACACCTCAGGCTCTATTACTCTTGCAGTACCAGCTATTGCTGGTAATCAAACTGTAACTATTCCAGCAGGTACAGGAACAGCGTTACTTGCACCATATACAGTTTCTTATTTAGTTGTAGCTGGTGGTGCAGGTGGTGGCTCATCTGGAGGTGGAGGCGGTGCAGGTGGTTATATTACTGGAACAACTGCTTTATCAATTGGAACTGTTTATACAGCAGTGGTAGGTGGTGGAGGTGCTGGAGCAGCAACTGGAACTGCGGATAAAGGTACAAATGGTACTGACTCAACATTTACAGGATTAACATCCGCTGTTGGCGGTGGTGGAGGCGGTGGAAATCAAGCAGCTCCAACTGGAAATGGTCAAAATGGTGGTTCAGGTGGCGGTGCAGGTTCTTCAGGAACTGCAGTAGTAGGCGGAACAGCAACTCCAGGTCAAGGCAATAACGGTGGTGCTGGATCAACAGTTGCTCCCTCTTACGCTTCTGGTGGTGGAGGTGGATCAAGTGCTATAGGTGCTACAGGAACACCAGGAGTCTCAGGTGCTGGTGGCGCTGGAACATCCTCTTCAATTACAGGATCTGCAGTAATTTATGCAGGGGGTGGTGGTGGTGGTGCATATGCAGGACCAGGAGTAGGCTTAGGTGGGCCAGGCACTCCAGGCGTTTCTGGCGGTAATGGTGGTACAACTACAGGTACCAATGGAGTAGCTAATACAGGAGGAGGCGCTGGCGGTGGAGGTGGTGGCGCTACACGTTATGCTGGTGGAACTGGCGGTTCAGGCGTAGTTATATTAAGTGTTCCAACTACTAACTATTCAGGAACAACTACAGGATCTCCAACTATAACAACAAGCGGATCTAATACTATAATTAAATGGACAACAGCAGGATCAGGAACTTATACAGCATGATGACTATAGAACAACTTATACAAGAATTTACTAACGAACAAGGATTTCAATTTGGCATAGATATTGTCATGAAATCTTTACGCCCTAACGCACTGTATTGTTTAAGTGCATCTGGTGGCACATTTAACATTGTAGAATGGGATGAATCTAATGAACTCCCAGCACCTACATCACAAGAAATCAGAGACGAGTATATTCGTCATCAAACGATTAAAGAAATGTTAGAATACTTAGATACTAAACAAGATAGGAAAACTGCATAATGCCATTTTTAGTTGATGGAACCAATGGTAATCAGTTTGCTACTTGGACAACTGCTACCCGACCTTCTTCTCCTGTAACAGGACAGGTGGGTTATAACACTACTACAGGTCAATTAGAAGTGTATAACGCTACTTACTCAACATGGAGTACTGTTGGAACATCAGGAAATAATTATTCCGCTTCATACCTTATAGTTGCTGGTGGAGCAGGTGGAGGTGGTAACTGGGGCGGAGGAGGTGGAGCTGGTGGCTATTTAACTGGCACAGCAACACTTATTTCTGGTACAGTTTATACAGCTACAGTAGGTGCAGGGGGTATTGGTGGTAATAATTCAGTAGTTGCCACAAATGGAACAAATTCTACATTTACTGGCTTAACAACAGCTGTAGGTGGTGGTGCTGGCGGTGGTTCTAGTGCGCCTGCGGCTGTTTCAGGTGGTTCAGGTGGTGGAGCGCAAGGATCTACTAATTCAGCTGTTGGAGCTTCTGGTACTCCTGGCCAAGGTAACACTGGTGGGCCAGCTATAGGAACAAATATTAATGGCGGTGGTGGAGGAGGCTCTTCTGCTGCTGGTCAAGGTGGTGGTACAGGATCTTTAGGCACTGGTGGAGCAGGAACAGCTTCAAGTATTACTGGAACTCCAGCTACATACGCAGGCGGTGGAGGTGGCGGTGGATATAGCCCTCCTGGAGCAAATGGCGCTGCTGGTGGTTCAGGCGGTGGTGGTGCTGGAACAGGAGTTCCAAGTGGAAATGGTACAGCAGGAACAGTTAATACAGGTGGTGGTGGAGGTGGTTCTGGTGGAGGTGGTGCAGGCACAGGTGGTGCTGGTGGCAGTGGAATAGTAATTCTTTCAATACCAACTTCAAAATATACTGGAACCTATACAGGAACTTTAGCAAGTCCAGGATCACCGATAGTAAGTGGTGGCAATACAATATTAGCTTGGACCACAGGTTCAGGAACCTACACAGCATAAGGTAAATTATGGCATCAATATTAGACCCATTTAAAGGACAGACATTTCCAACCTGGACAACAGCTACTCGTCCAGCTTCTCCTATTACAGGTCAAGTAGGCTACAATAATACTACAGCTCAGCTAGAGGTTTATAATACAATAGGTGGTTGGCAAAATGCAGGTACATCTGGTAATTTAGTTCCTGTTTCTTACTTGATTATTGCAGGCGGTGGAGGTGGTGGTGGATATCTTGGCGGAGGTGGTGGCGCTGGTGGATACTTAACTGGCACAGCTAGCTTAACTCCTGGAACAGTATACACAGCAGTTGTAGGCGGTGGTGGCGCAGGTGGTGCTAATACCAGTGGAGCAGGAAATGGAACTGCTGGATCAACTTCAACCTTTACAGGATTAACTTCTGCTGTTGGCGGAGGTTATGGCGCTGGAGCTTATAATACAGCAGGAGGATCTGGCGGATCTGGTGGTGGTGCAAGCAATAACTCTTCAACAGGCGCAGCTGGTGGCGCAGGCACTCCTGGACAAGGTAATAATGGTGGCGCTTCAACAGCTTCAACAGTTAATTATGGTGGCGGTGGTGGTGGTGGAGCAGGGGCTGTTGGTAGCAGTGCTGTAACAACAGTAGCAGGTGCAGGTGGTGCAGGAACTGCTAATTCAATTACTGGAACTCCAGCTACATACGCAGGTGGTGGCGGTAGTGGTAGTTATTTTAGTGCAGCTGCAGCAGGAGGATCTGGCGGTGGCGGTGCTGGCGGTAATCCAGCAACTGCAGGAACTGCAAATACAGGAGGAGGCGGTGGTGGTGGTGCATCAAATACTCCAGCTTCAGCAACAGCAGTAGGAGCCGCTGGTGGATCAGGCGTTGTCATTTTATCTGTGCCAACTTCAAGCTATTCTGGTACTTATACTGGAACTTTAGCAAGCCCAGGCGTACCAGTAGTAAGCGGATCAAATACAATATTAAAATGGACCACTGGTAGTGGTACTTATACGGCTTAAGGGAATAAAATGGCTATAGTTATTGATGGAACAAAAGGTGAAAATTTTCCTACTTGGACGACAGCTACTCGTCCAACAAGCCCTTCTACTGGTCAAACAGGATACAATACTACTACGCTTCAATTAGAGGTATACAATTCAACATATGGTAAATGGTTTTCAGTTGGTGTAGACCCATCTGCTCCCTATACTGCTACTTACTTGGTTATTGCTGGTGGTGCTGGTGGCGGTGCTAATGGTTTCCCAGGATCTAGATCAGGAGCTGGTGGTGGTGCTGGTGGTTATCTGACAGGCACCTTAAGTTTAACTCCAACTACAGTTTATACAGCTGTTGTTGGCGCTGGTGGACCAGGTGGCGTTACCCCTGCAGGTGTAGGTACAAACGGATCAGCTTCAACCTTCCCAGGTGTTACTGCAACAGTAGGTGGTGGAGGTGGTGGATATTCAGGACCTGGCGGTGCTGGTGGTGGATCGTCTGGCGGATCTGGTGGTGGAGGTGGTCGTGATGCTGGTGGCGCAGGCACTCCTGGACAAGGATATAATGGAGGCACAGGACCTGGAGGTAATCCTCCTTATGGTGGAGCAGGCGGTGGCGGTTCGGCTGCAGTAGGTGGTAACGGTGGAGGTGCTGCTGGAGGAGCTGGAACAGCAAACTCTATTACAGGTACTCCATCTACATATGCTGTTGGTGGAACTGGTAATGGAGCTGCGTTAGGAGCTAATAATACTGGTAACGGAGGTGGCGGTGGTGCTGCTGGACCTTCTAATGGTGGTAATGGAGGCTCTGGGGTAGTTATTTTATCTGTGCCTACAACTTCATATCCAGGAACTGTAACAGGCTCACCAACAGTGACAACATCAGGAAGTAATACTATAATTAAGTGGACTACAGCTGGGTCTGGAACATATACAGCTTAACAATTTTTTAATTAGGAGATACACATGTCGCATTTCGCAAAAGTAACAGATGGTAAGGTAACGCAAGTTATCGTAGCCGAAAAAGAATTCTTTGATACCTATGTAGATTCTACACCAGGTGAATGGATTCAAACTTCATACAACACACAAGGTGGTAAACATCTTTTAGGTGGCACACCATTACGTGGTAACTACGCTGGTATCGGTTACACATATGACCGTACTAATGATGTATTTTATCCAGCACAACCATTCGCAAGCTGGACTATTTCAGCACCAGATTGGACATGGACAGCTCCAGTAGCTATGCCTACAGACGGTAAAATGTATACATGGGATGAAGCTACTAAGTCTTGGACTGAAGTAACGCTTCCAGCGTAATGAGATTTATTCTCACGTGCTTATTAACTCTACTATTAGTAGGGTGCGTCACTTACATGCCTTATGCATGGGGTGAAACAACTGTGACTGAAGGAATAAAATAATGAACATGGAAAAAATAACAAGCATGTTATTCCCAGTGATAGTCTTGGCTATTGCTTGGTTACTTACGTCTATGACTACTATTCAGGCTGACTTAATTACTATTAAATCTAAAATGCCTAATCTTATTACAGAACAAGGTATACCGACTGACAGCCCAATATCAGCTGAAGCTAGAGCAAGACTTAGAGAAGAACTTAAAGGTCAAATAGCAGAACTATCTATACGTATTAGGTTATTAGAAGAACATGAAAAATCAAAAGGATTTAAATAATGTTTAGCATAATTAGTGGTATATTAGGCTTTGCCACATCTGGACTTCCAAGCCTATTATCTTTCTTTCAACAACGTGGAGATCAAAAGCATGAACGTGATATGGCTCAAATGCAAAATGAACAAACTTTGGCAATGGCTGAAAAAGGCTACCAAGCTCAACAAAAAGTAGAAGAAATTCACTTAGAACAATCCCAAGTAGAAGCATTTGCACAAGAAAGAGTAGCTTTATATGCACAAGCGTCTAAAGAATCTGAAGGTGCTTCTCAATGGATTATTAATTTAAGAGCCTCTGTAAGACCTATCATTACTTATATCATTGTATTTTTACTTGTGTTTGTAGATGTTGGTGGTTTTATGTGGGCTGTATTTGGTCATACTGGTGTTGATTTTCCAACTGCATTAAATGCAGTATTCTCAGAAACTGAGGAAGCTATATTAACTTCTATTATTGGTTTCTGGTTTGGTAGTCAAGCATTTAGTAAAAAATAATGAATATATCAGATGTCGGTATATCCATTATTAAACAGTTTGAAGGCGTTCGTAATCGCCCCTATCGTGATTGTATTGGGCTTTGGACTGTTGGTGTGGGTCATCTTATTGGGGATGGCAAATCATTGCCTGAATCTTGGAATAAAACTTTTACAGAAGAAGAAATAAATTCAATACTAAAGCAAGACCTAAAAAGGTTTGAAATTGGAATACATAGATTATTACCTAAAGTTATTCTTAAGCAATGCGAATATGATGCTTTGTGTAGCTTTACTTTTAATCTTGGTTTGGGAACATTACAGCGATCAACTCTCCGTCAAGCGTTGCTTAGAGGAGATAAAAAGACTGCTGGTGAAAAAATACTAAAGTACTGTTACGCTGGTGGCAAGGTAGTTAAAGGCCTTCAGAAAAGAAGAATAGCTGAATATAACTTATTTAAACAATAAACTATGCCATTACAAAAACTAACATATAGACCAGGATTAAACCGTGAAGGAACCAACTATTCTAACGAAGGTGGTTTCTATGATGGTGATAAAATTCGTTTTAGATCTGGACAAGCTGAAAAGATTGGTGGATGGGTTCAGGTAGATTCAGACCAATATTTAGGATATGCTAAATCTTTATGGACATGGATTGATGTAGATGGACTGTCAAGCTACTTATCCCTTGGTACAAACATTAAATACTATATATTTTTTGGTGGTTCTTATTATGACATTACGCCAATCTATAGAACAGATGGAACTGCTTTAGCAGCACCATACAACTTACCAGCAAGTCCATTAGCTACATCTAATGGATCTCCACTTGTTACTATTACAGACAATAATTACAATCCATCTGTAGGTGATTATGTAATCATTACAACTACAGCATCTGTAGGTGGATTAACTATTTCTGGTGAATATACAGTCACTGCTGTAACAAGCACTACAACATATCAAATTACTGCATCATCTAATGCATCCTCTAATGCAACGGGTGGTGGTACAGTAGTTATTAAATATGAATATCCAATAGGAGCTTCATCAGCTATTCCAGGGTTGGGCTGGGGTGCTGGACCATACTCACTTACAATTCCAGTAGCATTAGGCGCAAATCCATTTCTAACCTCATCTAGTGGATCTACAGTCACAGTAACACAAACAGCTCATGGATTAAGTAACGGTAGTTATGTAGCCTTTTTAGGACCATCTACCAATACGCCTATATATTCAACGCCAGCATTTAATGGCATCCCAAAAGCAGCATTACAAGGTACATTTGTTATTAGTAATGTAGCTACTAATACATATGACATTAAGCTTCCAGAAGAACCAGCAGGCTCATTTACTATAGGACAAACCTATACTATTGCTACAGCAGGTACTACAAGCTTTACAGCGATTGGTGCCGCTAATAATACACCTGGTACAGTATTTACAGCTACGGGTCGTGGATCTGGTACAGGCACTGCTTATATTACAGCTACATCAGCTAGCTCTGGTGGTGGTTCTGGTATTGTAGCCTACCCACAATATGGTTCACGTGGATGGGGTACAGCAGCATCTACAGGTATTTCTGGCTCTATTAGACTCTGGTCAAACGATAACTATGGTGCAGACCTTGTGATTGCTCCTCGTGGTGGTCCTATTTATTATTGGCAAGATAGTTTAGGTGTTTCAGTAAGGGCATCTAGTGTAGCTACATTAGCTAATGCAGCACAGTTAGCATCAAGCACAGCTACATTTGCAGGTAGTGCATCTACTATTACAGTTATTAATCCAAATAATATTCTGCCATATTCTTATATCACTGGAACAAATATTGCATCTGGAACTTACGTTACTAGCGCCTATGTGCCAGGATCAACATCAGTTCCGCTTTCAGCAGCAACTACTGGAGCTAATGATGCTAACGCTTATTCATTTTCATACGCAGGTTCATTTGTACCTAACTCAACTAATCAAGTTATTACATCATCTATCCAACAGTTTATTATTGCATTAGGTGCTAACTCATATAATCCAACTAATCCAAGTACTGCATTCAATCCAATGTTAGTACGTTGGTCAGATCAAGCAAATCCATATCAATGGGTGCCACAAGTCACTAATCAGTCTGGTGAATATGCGCTTACTAATGGCTCATATATTATGTGTGGTACAGCTACACGCCAAGAAATTTTAATATGGACTAATTCATGTCTATATTCAATGCAATATGTAGGCTATCCATATGTATGGAGTTTCCAAGTATTAATGGATAATATATCTATTATTTCGCCTAACTCTGCTGTTACAGTTAATAATGTAACTTATTGGATGGGTAAAGATAAGTTCTACATGTACACTGGTGTGGTCCAAACCTTACCATGTTCATTAAGACAATATGTATTTAATGACTTAAATGAAGATCAAGCATTCCAAATATTCTGTGGATCCAATGAAGCATTTAACGAGGTTTGGTGGTTTTATTGTTCATCAGACTCAACGGTTATAGACAAATATGTCATATATAACTATTTAGATAAAGTATGGTCATATGGAACAATGGGAAGAACAGCATGGTTGCAATATGGTATTAACCCATATCCAGTTGCAGCAGATTATAATTCAAGACTTTTATATCATGAGGTAGGAACAGATGATGTTGCAACAGCAAGCCCACAACCTATTGACGCATACGTACAATCTTCTGACTTTGGCATTGAGGCTGGTGATCATCTTGGCTTTGTATGGCGTGTGTTGCCTGACGTCAATTTCAATGGCTCAACCATTAATAATCCAAGCGTTACTATGACGCTTTATAGTAAACAAAACTCTGGCGCAACACCAATTCAAGGTGATATTGATACTGTTACAAGCGGACAAAACTATACATCAACGCATCAATATACAGTACAAACATTTAGTGGACAAGTATATACTAGAGTGCGTGGAAGACAATTAAGCTTTAAAATACAATCTACTGGATTAGGCACAGCTTGGCAACTTGGCATTCCTCGTATAGATGTTAAACCAGATGGAAGAAGATAATGGCAGATACCACCACCAATATATTATTACCTACTAAAGCACCTAATCTCCCAATTAGTGCAACTGAGTATAGTCAACAATATCAAGATCAATTGATGAATGCATTAAGACTTTACTTTAACCAATTGGATAACTTTTCAAGTCAAACCATCGGTGTAGATAATAGTCAATCTGTTATGATTTGGATGGGATAATACATGTCTAATTATCAAGCTATTACCCAAGCAAAATTAGGACAAATAGTTCTAACTGCTACTATTAACACAGTATATACATGCCCTGTAAATACAAGAACATTTATTAAAGATATTAATATATGCAATACCACAGGAGCCGCTATTACAGTTAATGTTCATTTAGTGCCATCTGGTGGTACAGCCGACACTACAAATGCTTTAGTTTATGGATATTCTATAGCAGCTAATTCTTATTGGCAAAGAACTGGGTCACAGATCATGAATGCTGGAGATACCATACAAGCCAAAGCTTCTACAACGGGTACAACCATTACAATTAGTGGTGGAGAAGGTGTGTAAATATGGTAAAATACATGAAAATAACTCTATTTAAAGCGAGTCCATTATGAGCTTAGTCTTAGCCGCCAAACATCTAGAATCCCATGGTCGCCATGGAGATACTGAATTAGTTCACATGTCTAAAGGCGAAGTGAAAGCACTTCGTGGTTTAGCACAAATTCATGGTGGTGATCTAACAATCAACCCTAAAACGGGTCTTCCAGAAGCTGGTTTCTTAAGTTCAATTCTTCCAACTGTATTAGGTGTTGCTGGTGCCGCAATGGGCATTCCTACACCGCTACTTATTGGTGGTATTGGATTAGCAACTGCAGCTCTTACTGGAGACTTAGGCCAAGGTATTATGGCTGGATTGGGAGCTTGGTCAGGTGGTAAATTAGGTGCAGATATTGCTGAAGCCTCTACATTAGCACAAACAGGTGCAGATGTTGGCACTAAAGCTTTTGAAGCTACTGCTGATTCAGCACTTAAAACTACTATGGAACCATTCTCAGAAACATTAGGCAGAGGATTTACAGTTGATCCAACTAAAGAATTTCTTGGTCAATCATTTACACCATCAAGTGTTTCAGGTATTGCAGATCAAGCAAAATCATTTGTTCCTAATATTTCTACTGGCGTAACAGGATTTCCACAAGGAACAGCTGCTCCATCATTTTCATCTGCACCTTCTGCATGGGAAAATTTTAAATCTGGCGCTACATATGCAAAAGAAAATCCAATAGATTTCTTATCTAGACCTGGAGTAGGTTTGAATACAGCAATGGCTGTATCACCAGCAATATTATCTGCTATGGAACCAAACTATAATACAGCCCCTAAAGCTGCTGAAGATCAAAATCCATTTGGCTTTAAAAAGCTTTCACCAGACTTTAAAGGCACTTTTGGAATACGACCAAGCCCATATTACCAAGCTCAGTATACAGATTACACAAAAAATCCTTATATTCCTAAAATGTTAACTTCAGCAGGCGGTGGATTACAAACAACTCATTATGCAAATAGAGGTTTAGTTCAATATGGATTAGGTTTATTAGACCAAGAACAAAAACCAGCGCCTATTACACCTACAGATCCTGGAGCTGCATACAGTCCAGCATACAATGCGCTTGGTCTATCTCCGTATGAAAAAGATACTGAAAATATGTCTTCAGATAAGATGGCACAATCAATATTAAAACAAGCTAAAGCTTTAGGTAAAATGGCATCTAGAGCATCTGTAATGATGCCAGATCCAGCTAAAACAGCAATCGCTTCTATTCAAAGTGATGGTCAAACACCATCAGCAAAAGAAGGTGGCCTGCAAGGTTACGCTTTAGGCGGATTAAGTCTTGGACATTTAGGAGGATACTCAGATGGTGGTAGATTACTTAAGGGACCTGGCGATGGCGTTTCTGACTCTATACCAGCCTCTATCGGTCATAAGCAGCCAGCAAGATTGGCTGAAGGCGAGTTTGTTATCCCAGCTAGAATTGTTTCAGAATTAGGAAATGGTTCAACAGATGCTGGAGCTAAAAGACTTTATGCAATGATGGATCGCATCAAAGCTAAACGTAGAAAATCAAAAGACATAGCAGCAGATACTAAGACGTACAATTACTTACCTGCGTAATGGAAATCTCTTTAGTTCCTAGAGAATATATAGATCATGCATGGCCTCAAATACAGGCTTATGCAGAAAAATGCGCTAAATACACTTACGGCAGATACACTGCTGAGGATATGAGGCATGGAGTTTTAACCAACCCAGCACAACAATTATGGGTTGCGTTTGATGAAAGAGGTATGGTTGGATTTTGGATTACTGAAATCTATGACTATCCTCAAAAAAGAGTTCTAATGTTGCATTTTGTAGGTGGAAAAGATTTTCACAGTTGGAGAGTCGTTGGATTCCCAATATTATTAAAGTTTTGTAAAGAACATGGTTGTGAAGTTATGGAGTCTTATGGCAGGCCTGGCTGGAAGAAATTCTGGGAAGCTGAAGGTTATAAGGCACGTTTTGTATTTTATGAATTACCAGTGGACAATTAAATATGTTTAACAATAAATTTAGAATAGGTGTATTACAACATCCTGGATATCACAAGGGTAAAGGTGGTGGGGGTGGATCTGCTGCGCCAACTACAAGCACATCTTATTCTACCAATGTTCCAGAATATGCACGTCCTTATGTAGAGAACATGCTTAATGCAGCACAGTCTCAAATCTATACGCCTGACATGGCAGGATTTAATCCTTATACACCTTACAGTAGCAATCCTACAGACTATATAGCTGGCTTCTCTCCAATGCAAGAGCAAGCATTCACTACAGCTGCTGGCATGAGAGTGCCTGGTCAATACGGAACAGCGACTCTAGGAACTTTAGGTGGTATGGCTGGCCTAGCTGGTGTTGAATCTGGCATGGGTAATGTAGGTTCAAACTATGCACGTATGGCTACAAGCCCATATGCTATGTCAGCATATATGAATCCATATGTTAATGCAGCCTTAGCTCCAGAACTTCAATTAGCTAACCAACAATACGATATAGCTGGTCAAAAACAACAAAGTCAAGCAGCACAACAAGGTGCATTTGGTGGTAGTCGTGAAGCGCTTATGGGTGGTTTAAACAGACAAAATCAAATGTTAGCTCAAAACCAATTGATTGGTCAGGGTTATAACAAAGCTTTTGATGCAGCACAACAAGCACAACAATTTGGTGCCAACTTAGGCCTTCAAGGTTTACAAGGTCAGCTTGCAACTAACCAAGCATTCTTAGGTGGTGCAAATCAATTAGCTGGTATTGGTGGCGCACAACTTGGCGCACAACAAGGTATTGCTAACTTACAAAATCAATTTGGTCAACAACAGCAAGGCCAACAACAAAATGTTATCAATCAAGCAGTTCAGGATTACGCAACTGCTCAACAGTATCCGTTCATGCAATTGGGTCTGCTCAACTCTATGTTGCGTGGTCTTCCAATGCAACAATCTTCTACACAGATGTATCAAGCAGCTCCAAATCCAATATCACAAATTGCTGGTCTTGGTTCTGCAGCTTATGGTTTATTTGGCGGTGGTGGCAAAAAAGATGGTGGAGTCATTAAAGCAGCTGGCGGCATTCCTATGTCACACTTTAATAAAGAACAATTAGATAAAGTACAACAAAGCCCATACTCAACACCTTTAGCTAAAATGGTAGCTAATGGAGAGTTAGGTATAGATAATTATATTAGAGCTAATCCAGAAGCTAAAAGTTTATTTGCACAGAATATGCAACAACTTCCACAAACGCCTCCTACCCCTATGCAAACAGCTATGATGCCACAAACTAGAGCTGGTTTAGATAACATTGGCACTGGTGAAATGACTCAAATGGCAGGTGGTGGTTTACTAGCATTCGTAGGTGGTGGTGATACATCCTATGATGGTGTCAATCTACCAACTCCAGGCCCAACAACCGGCATGGGAATGGATCCAATGAAAGCAGATGCTGAAACATTAATTAGACAAGAGTTATTATCTTCAAGGCCTGAAAGTGAAGCCGCTCAAAAACAAAGAGAAGCTTTAGAAGCAAGTATTGCAAAAAGTGAAAAATCTAGAGGCTCAGATAAATGGACAATGTTAGGTCTTAATTTAATGGCTCAAACAGGTCCGTTTGCATTAACTAATTTTGGTAACGCTGGATTAAGCACTCTTAAATATATTTCAGAACAAGAAGATCTTACTGATAAAGATCGTAAAGAACTTCTTAAATTTGCAGTTGAGCAAGATAAGAACAAGCTTACACGTGATGATATGTTACGTACAGGGCTTCTCACAGCTGAAACAAATAAAGCCATGAAAGAATTGACAGCATCAAATGAAAGACGTAGAAATCAAGATGCATCAGATATTAAGAATGAGCAATTGCTTCAAAAGTATACTGCTGATTTTGGCTCTAAGCTTGATGCTGAAGAGAAAAGAATACTTGCAGCTGCTAAATACTCAGGTTATACTCCTGAATATATACGTGCATTAGCTTACAATAATGTGGTTTCTATGTCACCACAAAAAATGCTAGATCTTCTTGGTAAGCAACCTATACCTAAAGATCAAATGCCACCCCCTAAACCAATAAGAGCGCCAGAACCTCCTGGCTTTGGTACAAGAGCTGCAGATTATTTTTTTGGTGATAAACAAGCACCAGCAGCAGCGCCTGCCGGACCAAAAACAGGTGATACAAAGGTTATTGGTGGCGTAACATATGGATATGACGGCAAAGGCTGGCTGCCACAATAATAAATAAATGGCTAACATTACTCCAACAGTTAATGTTACACCCGAAGAGCAACCAAAGTACGTAACAGATCCAGAATTACTTAAAGAGCTTAATTCGGTTGGAACACCCAAGTCAAGTGCCGCAGGGTACGTGACAGATCCTGAGCTGTTAAATCAGCTCAACGCCCCTGCTCAACCTAAAATTCAACAGCAATCTTTAATTACGCCAGAAATGCTTCAGGGCAAAGCCGAAGCTCCAGGCAATACAAGTCTTGCAGATTTCCTAGTACACCCTATTGATACACTCACTGGCAAAGATAAGGTTAGCGATCAAAGCTTAAATGATCTTGTAACGGGACAAGAACTACCTGGTGGCAGTCATCCTTTCTTAGCATCTACCGCTAAGGGCATTATGAACTTTAAGTCCATGGTGAATGATCAATTCATATCAGAAATTCTTCCACTAATAGAAGATCATAAGAGACAATATGGCCTTAACTATGAAAAAGCCACCCCAGAACAACGTAAAGACTTCTTAAACTCTGAGGCTGAACTAGCTACACATCTTAATAAACAAGCGCAATATAATAAAGATGTTGAGGCTGTGACTAAAAAGTATGGCACAGATGACTTCTCTAAAAAGGCAGATAGCTTATATTCTAAGCCTGAATTTCAAGAAGCATCTCCGTTAAAACAATTTCAAATGTATGGTAATTTAGTCTTATCTCACCCTGCAGACTTGCCAGCACATATTGCTACAGTATCCCTAGAAAGTTTACCAACGTCATTAACTTCTATTGTTGCCGCAACTATGGCAAACTTTATGAAGTTAGGCCCATCAGGAGCTGCTTATGCAGGTGGTGCAGCATCAGGTGCAACTGAGTTTGCTACAGAATATGTAGACTTAAGACAACAAGGTAAGTCCCATGAAGAGGCTACCATGCAAGCCGGTGTTAAATCTACTCTAATAGGTAATATGGATGCTAGATCCTTTGATTCAGCTGGTAAAGCTCTAGATAGAATCATGGGCCAAGTAGACAAAGGTATTGTAAAACGTGTATTAAGTACTGCTAAAGAGACTGCCAAAGAATTAAATAAACAAGGTATGTATGGTGCAGCGGGTGAAGTATTAGGTTCAATTGCCAGCGGACAAAAGGTAGATCCTAGAGCAGCGCTAGACGAATACTTTGGTGAGCTTGCTACAGGTCCATTAGAAGCATTAACTACCTATCGTGGCAAGTTAGCAGAAGAACAAGCTGCAGGCGCACCACCAGCACCACCAGGTACTCCACCACCAGGAGGAGGCGCACCACCAACACCAGGTGCTATTAGTGATACTGAGTTTGATGTTGCAGATATTCCTGGCACACCACCAACTACACCACCACCAGCTACGCCAGCAGTAGAACCTGAAAAAACTCTTGAAACTAACCAGGCCTTACCTATTGTTCCAGAACTACAATCTAAAGTAGATGAATATTCTGAGTTATTAAAAAAATACGATCCAGTTGCATATACTCATATGATGGCTGATATAAATAATGGTCTTATTCAATCAGAAGATAGTTTAAAAGAGTATAAAAGATCATATGATGAGATTGTAAAAGCAAGACAAAAACGTGCAGAACTAGAACAAGAAAAAAATGATTTGGCTAAAGATTTAATAGCTACAGACTATGGAAGATCATTAAATATAAAATGGGATAAAGGTGAAATTAAAACATTAGAAGATCTTCAGCCATTTAGAGATCTAGTTAGAGAAAAAGCAACTAGAAATGTATTAAAAGCTCAAATGGCGCCTAAGTCAATAGAAGATAAAGCCGTTGAAAAAGAAGCTAGGGAATTACAATCTGAAATTTCAAAATACAATCCATCATTTGCAGAAGGAATGAAATCTGCAATTGATAAAGGATCTGTTCAAACCAGCGAAGATTTAGATTTTTATAAACGTAGATTACAAGAGTATAAAACTAGATCTGGAGAAGAAAAATCTACAATTAAAGAAACTTATGGTTGGAAATCTTTTTATGATGATGAAGCAGAACTTGCTGATAAAGAAAAAACATTAGCCAATGCACCACAATCTATAAAAGACAAAGTAGCAAAAGCAGATCAACTTATACAAAAAATAGCTGATAAAGTAAATGAAGCTGGTTATTCTATGGTTTTTTCAGGGGAAGCACCAGATAATATTAGAAATCTTCAACGTAGAGCATCTGGCATATCGGGAACTATAGCAGCAGTTCTTAACAAATCTAAAGCAATTCAAAAAAATTATAAGAGAGCTAATCCAGAAAGGCTTGATCAAAGATTGTCTGATCTTGAAGAAGAAGCTCAAGGTAGTGTAAGTGATTTAAATCAAGTAGATGTTACATCTATGAAACTTAATAAGTTGCTTGACGCTGAAATAAAAACTGCAACTCAAGAAGGCCGTGGTCAGGATATACTTGATAAATTAAGTGAAGATAATATAACACCCAAGAGTGTTGCCAACAAATTCTGGGATGAAACTTACTTTAAGTTGCCAGCAGAAACTCAATCATATTTTAGAAAATATCTAAATAAACTTACAAGCTTTAAACCTGGAAGCGTATTAGCTGTAGATAGAGAAGGTAATAGTGTTATTGCTAAAGACTGGATTGAAGTTGGAAAAGATCATGCTATTGATTTAGGTAATGACGCAGAAAAATTAGAAGGCACAGAACGTGGTTATGTAGCTTTAATGGATGAAGCCAATAGAAGAATGGCAGAGAAAAAAGAAGCTCAACCAAAGATTGCTGCATTAAAAGTTGCAATTGATGATTATGTAACATTTAAAGAGCCTGTTATTCAATACAAAGGTAATCAGCCATTTAAAGCAGAAAAAACTATACGTGGCAGAGTTGTATCAATTAAACCTAATGGCGACTTGGAATTAAAAAGTATTGAAGGTTATTATACAAAACCAGTATCTGAAGTTACAGCAGAACAAAAAGAAGTTACTCCTCAAGCTGAAGAAAAACCAGCAGTAAGATATGATCCATCTACAGATAAATATACTGGAAATATAAAGCTTGGTGATACAGTAAGCGATGGCAAAGATAACTTTATTGTTACAAGAAGATCTGGCTATCTATTAGAAGTAGATAAAGTTACCCCAGAAGGAAGAAAGGTTTATGGATCTATTAATGTTGATCCTACATCTACTGAATTTAAAAGTGATTTATATAAAGTAGCTGAAGCACCCAAGATAGAGGAAAAGAAACCGGAAGAAAAAGAAGATATTGATCAAAAAGACTATGACCTTATTAAGTATGTAATTACCCATAATAAACCATTATCTAAGTTTAAATATATTCAAGAAGGAAGCCAAGGTGTTGGATTTCCTGTATGGATAAAAGTATTAAAAGATCTTGGATATACTCCAGAAATAAAGCCAGTGAAGGTGATTGGCGGAGAAGAAAGATATAAAGATTTTATTTACGTTCCAGAGCTTGATGAATCAGTAAATCAAGAAATTAAAAAACCAAAGGTTGAAGAAAAACCTACTGGAGAATTAAAGTCATTTCCAAAAGATATTCAAGTTAGACTTGAGCGCTTACATCGTCTTGCTACTTTAGCTGAAAAAAAAGTAATGGATAAGCCACTTACAATGAATGATGTTGTAAATGCTTATAACAGAGCTGAAGATTCTAAAAAAGAAGAGACTCTGGCAAACACTGAAAAGAGTATGGCTAAACAAGCCGAAGACAAGCTATTACTTAAGATTGAAAAAGAATATGTAACGCAGTTTGAATCCATGCCACCAAAGAAACAAGGATTAATTGCAGCAATCAAGAATGGTTCTCTTGATATATCTAAACAAGAATGGGCTAAAGATGCATACGATCTATTTAAAATTAAACAAGTTAAGGCGGCTACAAAACTAGAAGGTGTAAGTGATCCGGTTGCAGAACAGTTAAAGAAATTTAATGCTGGTGATTATAGAATGCCAGAAAAAGTACGTGGAACAAAAGATGAATCGCTTCAGATGTCTGGCACACCAAGCGCAAAATACGCAGAAGAAGAAAATGAACGCAATTTTAAAGTTTATGAAGAGGCAGCTAAGTTATTCTTAGAAGGCCCATTGGATGCTAAGCCAGAAAAAATTCTTGAGACTGAAGGATTTAAAGATAATAGTATACAGCCACAACCAATTGAAAAGAAATCAGCGGATAAAGCTATTGCTAACGCTGAAGAACAAAACAAAGTTATATCTGAAATCATTGATAAAAAAGATGTTAGATATTATTTGGGTGGCATATTAATAGATCGTGAGAATGATCGCATGGTTACATGTGATGGTCACAGAGCAACTATATTAAAGAAACCAGATTACTCAAGCGTTCCTAATCCACCAGAAAAAACAACGGGTGATTTAATATTAAAAGATGATGGAACATGGATAGATGGTAAGTATCCTGCTATTGATCGAATTATCCCTGAATCACATGCTGATAATAAAATAACAGTTAATGCCAAAAATATTGCAGACTATGCTCGTGGAATTGAAAAGGCTAATAAGTTTCTTAAGTCTGACGAAGTATTTAGTATTTTTCTTCAAAATCCAGATGCATTTGGTACATTTAACGCTAAGTTTATTAGACAAATGGGAGACTTGTTTAGAAGATTTGGATATAAAGATATTATCTTAAGCCTTGATGAGGGTAAAAAGCTATTTGCCACTTCCCCAGACGGTAAGTTGTCTCATATTGTTATGGGAATTAGAAGTAAAAATGAAATATTTAAAACATTCAGCAAGATATTTAAGGTAGAAAAAGCCAAGGGAGCTAGAGGTGATGGTCAAACTATTGAGTCAATTAAAGACCGCATCATTAGAGAATTTGGTAGAAGCGTTCAACAGTTATTTAAAGATGGTGTTATTGTTGTAGTCAATACTGTTGCAGAGCTTGATCCAAAATACCAAAATGAACTAGACGCACAAGACAAAGCTTTCTTTGATAAAGAAACTGGTGTGGCTTACATCATTGCTGATCGTGTATCTGCCGGTGATGTACGTGCAGTAGTGCTACATGAAGTTGGTGAACACTATGGCCTACGTGGCATGTTAGGTGAAAAGGTATATAACCAACAACTTGAGAATCTTAAGAAACAAAAAGACCGTGACATCATTGTAGCTAAAGCATGGGAGCATGTATTAAAGAACTATGCTAACTTACTTGAGACAGATGAAAAACAATTCTTACGTGAAGTGATGGCTCGTATTGGTGAAAGCGCACCAACTCACAATCTATTCCAACGCATTAAGACAGCAATTAAAACCTTCCTAGTTAAGAAAGGCATTATTAAAAACTTAACGGGTGCAGAGCTACAGGATCTTGTTATGAGATCATTACATACAGTTGTTAAAGGTAGACGTGTATTGAGCAGTGGCACTGGATTAGAATCAGCCCGTGGACCAAGTGAACCAGATGCTAAACGTGAACTTGATGATGAGTTTAGAGCTAATGATGTTCCAGACGCACCATTCAACAATCAAAAAGATATTGCAGATAAGCTTACAGAAAATATTGGCGAAGCTAAAAAAGTAATTAGAGATGTAGCTGCTGCACCTAAACAATCTGGCATAAAGATGATTAGTGGATTAGATAAAGCCCTTACTACATTCAGAGTTAAGAACGTATTCTTTGGTGCCGGCATTGAAGAGACTGAAGCTAAAAAATATGCAGGAAAACTAATTGATGCCATGGGTAAGGCGGTTGCATCTGTATCATTAACCAATGCAATTCATGCTGGCCACATTGCTGCCAATGTAATGGATTTAGGTAAACTTACATTTAATCAAGCAACGCAAATGTTCCAAGCTGTAAGATCTCAATTCAGTATGAGCAACGTATTTAAGCTTGAAAGAAAACTATTTAAAAAGCTAGGAAAACAAACTGCAACTAATTTAATCAATACATTCTTTGAGGCTAAACGTGCAAGAAGTATTCAAAATGAGTACTTGAATAGAGAAGCTGAATTAGAACGTGCGCTTGATGCAAAAGAAGATCCTGAAGTAGCTCAACGTAACTATGAATCTATTGTAAAAGCTTATAAGAAAATACCAGAATATTTCCAACGTAGAAATGCTAATGGCGATCTAATGTTTACAGACGTGATTGAGAATGGTGAGATTGTAGATCAGTTACCAATCCTTAATGATGATGTGATTGATGATTACATAAGAAAAGACCAAGACTTCCCAGAGCTAAAAGAAATGATGGATAACTGGACTGCCGTTAATCATAACATGATCGATAACATGGTATTTGCTGGCATCATGAGTGAGAAACGTGGAGCTAATCTTAAATCAATTAAAGACTATGTGCCATGGTTCCGTATTCAAGATGATGCTGAAGAGTTGCATGCACCATCAAATTTTGTGGCTGGCCTTACAAATATCAGTAAAGAAAGAGTATTCCGCAAAGGTGCTGTGTCTGCACGTATTGATAACATGATTGATAACATGGTTTATAACACCATGATGATGACTCGTAACTCTATACGTAACTATGGCGCATTACAAATTGCTAAAGCATATGCTACTCGTAAACCAAATGGCAAGCTTCAAGTGTTTCCTAAAGAAGGTGTAATGCCGGATGGGGCAGTTAGAACTAACATCTTGGTTAATGGTAGACGTATTATTATTGAGATTAAAGATCCGAATCATGCAGCTGCATTGATGGGACTTGAAAACTTAGAGCTTCCTATCCTAGATGTGTTAAGTAGTTTCTCTCAAGGTTTAAGACGTGGCGTTACAACCAACCCATTCTTCCAATGGTGGCAGGTTTGGAAAGACGCACCTACAGCTGCAGCAGTTACAGGACTTAAGAGTCCATTAAAAGTTTGGGGAAAAATATTAGGCAGCTTCTTTAGCGCCTTGAATCCTAACGATCCTATAGTGCAAACACTAAAATCATATGGTATCGGTGGCTTCCAAAGCTCAGGTAGAACAGCAGAAAAAGAAGTAGGTTTAACAAGGGGTCAAGCCCTTATGAATATTGGCCCATGGATCTTAAAAATATTAGATCATATTGGTGATGCTTCAGACTATGCTCAACGTAGAATTATTTATCAAGAAGTATTAAAACAAGGTGGCACTGAGATGGAAGCTCTATTTAGAGCCAATGCTGTTATTGACTTCTTGCGCCATGGCAATAGTAAAAATGCGCTGATGCTTGTAAGAACAGTAACGTTTATGAATGCTTACATCCAACAGATTGATGTATTAGCTACATCTATGGCAGGTGGTGGATTTAAGGGCTTGGATAGGAAGAAAGCCAGGGAAAGATTCAGAAGAACAACATATACATTAATTGCTGTAGGTTTATTATATTGCATGATGAAAGGTGGTGATGATGATTATGATAAGCTTGATGACCAAACTAAGATGAGAAACTTTATCATCGGTGACATGAAGATACCTATTAATACATCTTATGGCTTTATGTTTAAAGCTCTACCTGAAATGATATATAACTATATTATTAAACATGGAACAGACAATGCTATTGATGGAACACGATTAAGAAAAGCTTTAATGAAAGCAGCATTTGATTCGTTGCTTGGGCCTAATCCAATTCCTACGGGTGTTAGAGCGCCAGTTGAAATTATATTAAACCATGATTTCTTTACTGGTGGCACAGTGACTCCAAAAGGTATGGAAACCTTAGATACGTATATGCAATATACAAGTTCAACATCTAACCTAGGAAAGCTAATGAGTCATCTTACACTTGGAACATTGAATCCAATTGAGTCTGATCACTTAATGAGAGGTTTATTTGGCACAGTTGGATCAACTGCTGGATGGTTATCTGATATGTTTACCAGTGACAAGCCAGAAAGAGTATGGGCTAGAAACCCAGTAATAGGTCAAGTATTCTTACCGCCTGAACCACGTGGCCGTGAAGATCTATTCTACGAACTTAAACAACGTTCAGATAAATCCTATAATACATGGGAAACTCTTAATAAGAGAGGCCGTGCAGATGAGGCTGAGAAATACTTTGATAAAAATAAATCAACGATTATGGTACATGACTATATAACAAATGCTGAAGCTGGTTTAAAAGAGATTAATGCAGAGATAAGAAGACTATCTGACGATCCTAGATTAACATCAGCAGAAAAACGTGAACAAATTACTATATTCCAACAACAAAAGAACAATATATTAGAAAGTGTTAATCAGGAACGTCTCCGGGCTGAACGATCTGAGTAATCACTACGTCACAAGATCCACCCTTAGTAACATCCATCCTAGTAATACATAACTTATCTATTTGAGAATCATTCTCATATACTCCAGCATGTTCTAATGCATCTAACAATGGCTTTAGCACGTTATCTACATCACGCTTCCTATTATCGGGAGGGTATAGGTATACCTCCATCTTCAATCGTGCGTTTAATGGGCCTTTACGTGCGTTATAGGCACATAAAAACACAGCTTCTCTAAACTCTTTTCCTTTCTTTCCTAAAAACTTCTTAGAACCTAGCTGGCCCCAATAGTGATTTACGGTAGGAGGATAGGGTAATGTTATTTTGAGTTCGGATGTCATAAGTGTTATTATAGCAGATGAATTAATATAGGTACAACCTATTGACATGTATTTTATTCTATGCCACTATGTTGTTTCATTATATACGAGGATTTTGTGTAATGGAACCATTAACAGCGTTTGTACAGATTATGTGTTTATTCTTTGGGTACCAAGATAAGCATGATAAATTTATGGATGAATGTTTAAAAACAAAGACTCAGGTCGAATGTCAACAATTATGGAGGGAACAAAAATGAAAAGGTTTTTAGTGTTATCAGAAGTAGAAATGGAAGATATTCAATATCATGATCTTAATAAGAAAGGTATTGAAACAACAGATTTTATTATTTCAGTCTTAGCAGATCATGGCCGTGGTCGTGGTTTAAAAATTAAAATGCGTTGCTTGGAAAATGAATATCATTTGCTTGATGACGTATGTAAAGCAGCTGATTCAATAGCAAAAGATAAAGCATTTGATGAGTTAGAAGAAACACTACTAAATAATCAATTGTGTGTATCTGGGAATTGTGGTGAATAATGAAAATTACTAACAAATTTAAATTGCCCCAGCCATTTGTGAATGTAGCAAAAAATCCAAATTACTCAAAAGGCAAAGCTCATATATCTGCAACAGGTCTTTTAAATAGCCCCAAGATTCTTGCTTTAATGAAAAAGTTTGATGATGATCTTGAGCAAGATGTTATGGATATGGTGCCTCAAATGATGGGTACTGCATTTCATCATATGCTTGAACAAGGCTTTGATAATGAAAACATTATAGAACAAAGATTTCATGCAGAAATAGATGGTTGGAAAATATCAGGTGCAGTAGATCTTCAAGTAGTAGAACAAAATGGACTGCACATTAAAGATTATAAGACAACATCTGTATGGGCTGTCATGAATGACAAGCCTGAATGGGAACAACAGCTTAATATCTATGCATGGTTATTTGAAGAAAATAAGAAAGAAAAAGTTCAGTCTTTAGAGATCGTTGCGATATTAAAAGATTGGAGCAAGGGCGAAGCAAGTCGCAAGCCGGACTATCCACAACAAAGAGTTGTTATGGTCCCTATTAGACTTTGGTCAACAGAAGAGCAAGAAAAGTTTATTAAGGATAGAATAGCTAAACATAGCGCTTGTGAATTTGCTATGGAAACAGGCGGAAACTTACCAGACTGCACTCCAGAAGAGATGTGGGAAAAGCCGGCTGTATGGGCTTTAATTAGACAAGGTAATACTAGAGCCAAGTCTTTACATGATTCTCCAGCATCAGCAGAAGAAGCAAAAAAAGAAGCTGGATCTGGCTATGATATACAAATTAGACAGGGCGAAAGAACTCGTTGCAAAGACTATTGTTTGGTTAATAATTATTGCCAACAATATAGAGATTACTTGGAGAAACAAGCATGAGTAAAAATGTAGGCGCAGGGAACGGATATGATTGGCATGATGCAGTTAATCATCCCAAACATTATACAAGTCATCCAAGTGGTGTTGAATGTATACAAATTACCGAACATATGTCATTCTGTCTTGGTAATGCACAAAAATATATTTGGAGGGCTGATTTAAAGCATGATGCAATAGAAGATATAGATAAAGCTATATGGTATTTACAACGTGAAAAACAAAGGAGACTTAAGAAATGAACGTATATAAAAAGTTACAACAAGCAAGGATGGCTTTGCAAAAAGCAACCTTGAAAAAATCCGGCAGAAATAAATTTGCTGGGTATGAGTATTTTGAATTAGCAGACTTTCTACCAACGATTCAAACAATCTTTGTAGAGGTAGGCTTATGTGGGACTGTATCATTTGGTACAGAATTGGCAACGTTAACCATCGTAGACACGGATGCAACTACTGATACACAACCAAACTTTGTGATATTTAGTTCACCTATGTCTACGGCTGAGTTAAAGGGCTGTCATGCAATTCAGAACCTTGGGGCAGTGCAGACTTATTTGAGACGCTATCTTTGGGTGGCAGCGATGGAGATTGTGGAACATGACGCTCTAGATGCTGTAACTGGCAAGGACGAACCAAAAAAAGCTGAACCTACAGTAGCAAGTCCACCGATTGTAGGTAAACCTGGTGAGTGGCAAATAGAAGCATCTCCAAAACCTGATGGTGATCCTGTGATGTGGTTAAATTCCATTGATCAAGCAGTCACTATGGGCCTAAAAATGGCAAATAAAGTAGATGATCTTTTAATGATATTCCAAAAGAACAAATCTTTGTTTGAGCTTGTTGAAAAAACTGACAAGATATTCTATATAGAACTCATGGCAAAATTTACTGAAACAAAACAAAAACTAGAAGGGAAATAATCATGGCTGAAATTAGATTAAACAGTGGCTCTTTGAGTCAAAATAGAAAAAAGCTTACGGAGAAACATCCGGATCATGTAGGAAAAATTAATGTAGATCGTAACTTACTTATGGATTTATTAGCTAAACATGCTGATAGTCCAGTAATTAAGTTATCTTTATCTGCATGGAACAAAACGAATGGTGAGACTGGAGACGGTTTTTTAAGCCTATCTGTATCAGAACCATATGAAAAACCAGTAACGAATCCCTGGGAGCAGTAATGGATAAGTTCGAGTTTGAAGCTGTTAAGTATGCTTTTAAACAAGATAAAAATGGTTGTGTTTTAACTCTAGTGATACATCCCGATGATCTCCCTGAATCAGTGTTCAGGGATTTCATTGGTGCTAGATATAAAATTGAAGGCATAAGACTTAACGGACGTGACGAGCCAATTGACAGGCAAGAAGAATTTGCTGGAGATAGAGCTGTAAAAATAGCTGGCATGCTTTGTCGTGAGACTAAGTTTTGGGATTTCTTGCATTCAAAAAGTGAAATACCAACCAAAGACTATGAATCTGCTACACAGTGGTTAAGGTTTTATTTAGATTTAGAATCAAGAGCGCAGCTTAAAACAAACGTAGCAGCTCAAGAAAAGTTAGTTAATTTATATAGGGAATATAGCTCATGGAAACCGACAAGCTAATACCTTATTCAGTTTACTTACCAAAGGAACTGCATAAGAAACTTAAGGCGCTTGCTAAAGATAGAAAAGCTTCAGAGCTGATTCGTAATGCCATTCAAATGATTATTGATGGTAATACTGCATATAACAGCGGTTACAATAAAGCGTTAAAAGATGTTATTCAAGTAGTTATTTCTGATGATTATGCAATGGTTATTTCTGTTCATAATAAAGCTATAGGTTTAAGAATTATTGATGACATTAAAACTTTGGAGTTATCAAAATGACAAATAACGAAAAAGAGTATATGGAGTCATTGTATGCTGGGCTTGCCATGATGGGTTATCTCATTCGTGGCGCTCCCATACATAAAATACCAGACGATGCAAAAGCTATGGCCAAAGCTATGATGGGTAATGAGCCTACAGTAGGACTTCCTGCAATTAAAAGAAGAACAAGAAAATGAATGATAAAAGATACTGCTCATCATGTTTGCAATTTAGGACTGCAGAATCTGGCAAGTTAGTTAATACAGCCAATAAACATATTAGACGCTTTAAATGCGCTATATGTTTAAGCAAGATGGTTAAACCAAAAAAGGAGCTTTATGTTTCAAGAGCTTATCAAAATAGCTGAAGAGTTATATACAATAGACAGGCCTTTAGGTATTAAACTTGGCAAATGCTTAGAAGGTCTAGGTAAGAAAGTAGCTGAACATAATAAAGAATCTAAAGAAATGTATGTTAAAATCAAGCGCTTAGAGTCTAAGATAAAGACTTTAGAAGCCAATATGCGTAGGAGAATGCACTGATGGAAAACTATAAACAATGGATGGAACAAAAACTTACATCCGAAGATATGGATAGACTGCCTAAAGTATATAAGCCATTAACCCAAGAACAGATCCTAGATATTCTTTTACAAAATAAATGGAATATAGGTGATAATGACGGGTTGACAGATATTGTTAACTTAGTACGATCTATAGAAAAAGCACATAACATTACATAAGGGCTATATGAAAGATCCAAACTTTGAATTATTATTTCCAACTCCAGTTATGTTTAATGATATTGGAAGGGACTTTACAGAAGTTGAATTAGAGTTTATTAAGAAGCATGGAAAAGAAGGTATGACAAATCGCAATGTAGGCAATGTCACATCCAACAATAACTATATTCTAAATGAGCCAGAGCTTGCTGATCTTAAGAAAGATGTTACGGAGCATATCAATGAATACGTTAAACGAGTCTATAAGCCTAAATACCCAGCAGAAGCATTTGTTACTCAATCTTGGCTCAACTACACAGCAAAGGGTGAGTTTCACCACAAGCATGAGCATCCCAACAGCTTCATCTCTGGAGTATTATATATCCATACAGACGCTTCAAAGGATAAGATCACATTCCATAAATCTGGATATCAACAAATTCAACTGGTGTCAGATACTTTTGATGTTTACAATTCTTCTTCTTGGTGGTTTAATGTAAAACCTGGTGGTATTGTAGCATTTCCATCAGGCTTAACGCATCATGTAGAAGATGTAGTAGCAGACGAAACACGTGTTAGCCTAGCATTTAATTCATTTATTAAAGGCACAATAGGCGACAATAAATCATTAACGGAGTTTATCAATGCATAACCTAGAAGATTACATCAAGATCTATCCAGTATTAGATGAAGCATTTTGCAGTAAAGTCCAAGAAGAACTTAAGTCAGCTACATGGAAGCAACATGAATTTTATAATCCAGCTGATGGAACCTATGGACCACAAAGTGGAAATCGTGAGCTTGATGTATCTTGGGATGATATTCCTAGTCGTCAAGAACTTACACAAAAGGTATGGGAAACTATATCCCAATACATTATTACCGATATGAATAAATCCTATTACAATGGCTGGTCTGGATTTACTCATGTTAGATTTAATCGTTATTATCCAGATAGGCTCATGGCTTTACATTGTGATCATATCCATTCTATGTTTGATGGCAATACCAAAGGTATTCCAACACTTAGCGTATTAGGATCATTAAACAATGATTATGAAGGTGGCGAGTTCCTTATGTTTGATGATGAAAAGGAATATAAGCTTAAAGCTGGTGAGATTATGGTATTTCCATCAGTATTCTTATATCCGCATAGAGTAGCACCAGTAACTAAAGGTGTTAGAGATACATTTGTTTCTTGGGTTTGGTAATGTACCGCAATAAAAAACTATTAGTAATTGTAAGAGAATCTCCATGCCAGGTATGTGGTATTGAAGATGGCACAGTGGTTGCAGCGCATTCAAATCAGATGAGGGATGGTAAATCTATTTCTATGAAGTCTCATGATCATAGAATCGCAGCAATGTGTTTTAAGTGTCATGCTAATCTTGATCAAGGCAGTAAGATGACCAGGGAAGAGCGTGTTAATATGTGGGAAGAAGCACATCGTGCTACAATCGGCTGGTTATTTGAAAAAGAACATTTGGAGGTTAAATGAGAACATTAATAGGATTCCTTGGTATTATGTTTATTCCATTAGCAGTTATATGCGTAGCATTTAGATCTGCTTGTGGTTTTGTAGTTAGGTGGGCAAATCATGGATTGGAGAATATAGATGATTAGCGCAATTAAAGAACCCTATGCTTGGGTTTACGAAGAATTTGACAGTAATAATCAATTATTAAAAAGCTATACCACTCCATTCAAGCCATCAGAAATATCTTTCAAAGACGAAATCAAATCAAAGCTTCATAACATTGTATTAACTCCCTTATTTAGATGTGATGATAAAGCTGAAAAATATACTGCAGTAAAAAAATACGACAGCAAATTATTAATAGAAGCAAACCTAGGACTTTAACATGGCAAAACTTATCTTAGAAGAACACATTAAAGCTACCTATATATATCTTAGGTCTATTGCACCATTCAACACATGGGATCTGCCACCAGCATCAAAAGTGTTATTTGAACTATTAGATGATTATGAGTTTATGGGTGAGTTTGATGTAGAGCCTTTGGTTATTAGACTATCACCCTTAAGACAATGCACATTAGAAAATTTATTAAAAACTACTGCACATGAATTAGTTCACATGAAGCTTTACTTAGAGGGAAAAACACATTATGATAAACATGATATGACCTTTAGGAAATATATGAGTCAAATCAATGAATTATATGGCTGGGACAAACTTGATCTTTAACGAGGGGAAATAAATGAAATACAAGTCAGTGTTAGTAATATCAGATTTACATATACCGTATCATCACCCAGATGCATTTAGATTCTTAACTGCATTAAAAAAGAAATACAAGCCAGATTGCATTATTAACATTGGAGATGAGTTAGATATGCATGCTATGTCTATGCATGATTCTGATCCAGATCTTTATTCGGCAGGCCATGAGCTTGCCGCATCTATAGCATATATTCAACAGCTAGAAAAGATATTTCCTAAGATGACTATCGTTCACTCTAACCATTCATCTATGCTCTTTAGACGTGCATTGAAGCACGGAGTTCCCAAAGGCTATCTAAAGCATTATAATGATTATTTAGGCGTTGGTAATGGATGGCAATGGGTAGATGATCATACCATCACACTTAGCGATAGTAGTCGATGCTTCTTTACTCATGGATTATCTGCTGATGTTCTTAAAGTAGCCATGCAGTACGGGATGCATACTGTGCAGGGCCACTACCATACCAAGTTCAGCATAGGATACTATTCAAATCCAGACGCATTGGTCTGGGGCATGCAAGTTGGATGCTTAATCAATCAAAAATCTATGGCATTCCAATACGCTAAGAACTTTAAGACTAGGTTTATTGTAGGTTGTGGCATGATCCTTGATGGCCAGCCAAAACTTATGCCAATGGTATTAAATGAAAATGGAAAATGGATAGGTAAGTTAGTATGAGTTACATTATGTTTGTAATTATGTTTGGTAATTTTGAACTAGAAATGTATAGCGTTCCCTTTGACTCTCAATTAACTTGTGAGAATGCAAAGACCGCTATTGTTGAGCAATATGATAAGAAAAAGGTGGGCGTTATGCCCGTAATTATGTGTGTAAGGAAATAGAATGGCAAGTGAAGCAGGAAAAGGCAGTAAACAAAGACCTACAGATAAAGAAGCCTATGATGAGGCCTATGAACGTATATGGGGTAAAAAGAAAAATCAACCTTATAAAGAAAGACCTTATAAGGATGGCTTAAACTTTGACACAGATACAGACAATATAAATGATGTAAAGTACGATATATATATGCCAAAAGATCACTATGAAGAGTGATGTTCCAAGCCCTTGCAAGAATATTTGCAAGCTAGAAAATAATATATGTGTAGGTTGTGGTAGAAGTAAAAGAGATATAAAGAACTGGTCTCAGTATAGCAACGAGACTAAGTATCAGATCATCCATAAAATCAAGAAGAAAAAATCATGAACAGATTGCAAGTGATCACAGATGCTATAGTTGTTACAGCTATGATCTATGCGCTTGGTAATTTTGCCCATGGTATGATTCTTGCTTATCAATGGTTCACATGCAATATGCATATGTAACTACCAAAACATATTTAATGCGCCATTAATCCGTATTAAATGCCCCTGCAATGTAATCCTATATTCGTTTGGCACATACTTTTTAAGGCTTGCCATCCTGTGAACTATTTCTCCACTATGTCCTACAATACCACCTTCTTCATATGGTAGATACCTTGGTATTCCATCCTCAATAAAATCCATACCACCCCCACCTGTAGGCAGTTTAATCGCTATTGTAAATGAGTATGGGTCTTTTGATCCAAGATCTAATGTTTCATGCGGAAAGTCTTGATGCCATAACCCAGCATGTTCAAGTAAGAATGGGCTTGACTCAAAGATATGAAAGGAAGGGTAGGCTAATTCATTATTAAGATACACCTTCTCTTTAAAGTGATGAGATAAGTGATCAATAATGATACGATATGAAACGGCAAATTCCCTAAGTAAAATAGGGTTTAGTTTCTTGATGTCTTCTTTGTAGGCGGGTGTTTTGCCATCTTGATAGGCGTTTCTGCCTAATGTATGGAAGGAAAATTCATCTGATCTTGATACCCAATAGTCTTTAAGTTCAAAGACTTTATCAGCTATCTTGTCAGTATCAATGCGTAGTTTGTGTATATCAAAAGGGGGCATATAGCCCCCAATTATACATTACTTGTTCATTACGTACATAGTCACTTCAAAGCCAAAACGCATTTCTGTTGCTGATGGAGTTGTCCACATAATATTTTCCTTTGTATGTAAAAAAGATCTATTTTTGATACACAAACACCTTTGTATGTAATTTACTCCATACAAGCTAGTTTGTATTGAATATAATGCGCTTTTTGCTATACAAAATCCTCAGTAAAACCATGATAGATGCCTAATCCTATATAATATTTAGTTATATACAACTATTTCTATATAACTTTTATATATTACTTGACAGGTATCCACCCATTTGCTATAGTTTCATTTGTGAGTCCCTTTCCTCACACGATCCTTTACATTTGCTTCTCTCTCTCGTAATGGTCAACCCTCGGTGTCCCTCGCACCTTAAAAACCCTTAGATTAAAAACCTAGGGGTTTTTTCTTTCTACCTCTTGCACAAATTTAAAAATAGGCGTATATTTATAAATGAGAGATGTGAATGCAAAGGTGATAAGAGAACTATCGTTCTTTTTTCTCCTATCTATTCTCATCTTTCCGTACTCCAAACGATATCAGAGAGCCTAAATGGGCTGCTTGGAAAAATACATAGGCCGTGCTTACACCCGCATGCGTGCAACCTCGTGAACTTAAATGGGTATCATACAAGATATACAGGACTGGGGTGACTTGCCTACTGTATGTCGAGTGAACATTAACTCTGTGTAGGACTGGTGGCACTGGTGTTCTCTTCCTCTGCTGTGGGTCAAAGGTGTTCTTCTCACCCTAGGCGGAGCTATGTCTCAAACAAATGAAAGGAGCTAAAAAAAAATATGGATTTTACCCACGCAGTAGTAGATGACGGAGACATTATACGAAAGTATAGATGGTCCAAAAGAGAAGCTAAATGGTATAAAGATTCACATCCTGATATAGATGTGGTAGAGTTGCCTAAAGCACCAAAGGAAGTATTTAATATTAATGATTACGAGGAGGCACCATTTTGAAGAGCGAACAAATAAAAACATTAGCTAGTGCAATTGTTGAAGGCATGGCAGCAAGAGAAGTAGAACAGTATTGTAAGAATCTAGTTCATGACATAATGAAAGATATGAATCAAGCGGATATAGATGAAGCTCAAAAAATAGCATTAGAAACATTGAATGCTGATGTGCCAAGACTTGTAGATCCGTCAAAAAGTGAAACAATACATTAGGAATAATTATGGTTGATACAAAGAAAACAATAATAGTTGAAAATGTTTTGGTTAAGGGATATATTAAACACGCTAATGGTAAAAAGACTATGTTTGAATTTAACAAGCAAGACTTTAAGCCATCATCATTTGAGAAAATATTTGAGGAAGTTGGGAGTAAGTTATAATGTATACAAAGCTTGATGACAATAAGAAAGCCGATATAATTAATTATTATATGAATGCTAAACCTGATTGCACTCTTAAAGAAATTATTCAGGATTGTTATACCACAAGAACAAGATTGGCTTATTTAGAGAGATGTGGTCTTATAAAATTACCTAATCCAATGCCATTTGGGTTAAGAAACAAAAAGTATTATGAAAACAAAGCCCTTCAATCAGCAAGTTCATGATGCATGTGATCCACCAGCAAGAGAAGCCGTAAGAAAATATATCAAATCTACATGGGATTTAAACGCATGGCATAATCCGGATAAGTATGCAGTAGATTTAATTATAGAGAGAAACAAAGAGGCGATTGGGTATGCAGAGATAGAAATGAGAGATTGGGATCACTGTCCCTTTAACACCATTCACATTCCCAAACGAAAAGATAAATTATTTGATAACAATAAAAGGACTATATACTTTGTTGTGTCAAAGAGCATAAAGAGAGCTTGGTATGTAGATTCACAACTGATTAAAAATTCATCAGTGCGTGAGATACCTAACAAGGCAGTAAGTCAAGGGGAATATTTTTATGATGTTCCAATTAAGCTCTTCACACAGATCAACTTATAAAATAGAATTATAAATGGGTGATATTGAATCAGAGTTAAAACATGCGCTACAAAAGATCAAAGAGCTTTCTAATGTAATTATAGATCTTGATATAGAAAATACTAAACTCAAAGACATCATCAACTCACAGAATTGGGAAGCAAGTCCATTTGAAAAGTTTTATATCCACCATGAGATTACATCTCTCCGGAAGCAGATAGAAAATCTAACAAGGGATCTACAAGCAACAACTACAACTCGCAATATGTATATGAATCGTAATGCGGAGTTGATTCGTTCCAATAACGGAATGAAAAACTTTTTAAGAAAAAACAAACTGCAAATGCGGTAGCCTAATCCAAGGGGTTCTTGGACATTGAAAGGAGCAACATGTTAGCACTACGTGAACACCAGCTCGGTGTTATTGATCAATTGAATAAGGGATTTTCTGAAGGCCATAGATCACAACTTCTATATGCGCCTACAGGGTTTGGAAAGACTGAAGTTGCTATCTATTTAATGCATGCCATGGCAGAAGAAGGTTTAAGATCGGCAATGATCCTAGATCGTATTGTGTTAGTAGATCAAACCAGCTCAAGATTAGAAAAATACAACATACCTCATGGCGTATATCAAGCTAACCATTGGAAATATAATACCTACGAAAAAATTCAAGTCTGTTCTGCTCAAACACTAGAACGCAGACAACAATTCCCTAAAATAGATGTGCTTGTAGTAGACGAATGCCATATCACACGATCGCAGATCAGCAAGCTTATTGAAAACAATCCGGAGATGAAGGTCATTGGCTTAACTGCTACACCATTCACAAAGGGGCTGGGTAATCTTTATAGTAATGTAGTATGCGGATCTACGACAGATAGTCTTGTGACAAGTAAATGGCTTACTCCATTAAAGGTTTATTTTGCCAAAGAGATTAACATGGCCGGAGCTAAAAAGCTTGGTGGTGAGTGGTCTCAAGATGTAGTAACTGAACGTGGCATGCAGATCACAGGTGACATTGTGCAAGAGTGGATCAAAATGACACATCAAATATTTGGTATGCCTAAAAAGACTATTGTATTTTGTGCTGGTGTAGCCCATGGAGAAGACCTTGTTAGGCAGTTTGCCATAGCAGGATACAACTTTGTTTCAGTATCCTACAAAGATAATAGCGAATATAAAAGAGAGGTCATAGAAGACTTTAGCAAACCTGATACAACTATCCATGGCTTGATTGCTACAGATATCTTAACTCGTGGCTTTGATGTTCCTGACGTCATGATTGGTGTATCTGCAAGGCCATTCAGCAAGTCATTATCTAGCCATATACAACAAATGGGTCGTGTGATGCGTCCTCACCCAGAAAAAGAATTTGCACTCTGGCTGGATCATTCTGGTAATTATTTAAGATTCAGAGATGATTGGGATCGTGTATTTGAAACCGGTGTCCAAGAGCTTAATGAAGAGAAGGTCGAAAAGACCAAGCGTGAGCCTTCTAAACGTGAGAAGCATGAAGCTAAATGCCCTAAATGCTCATATCTATGGACGCCTAAAGCATTGCATTGTGAGTCTTGTGGATACGAAAGACCGGTTAATCAGTTTGAAGCAATAGCTGGTGAGATGTATGAAATTAAGATGAATACAAAAACATCTATGCTTGATAAGCAAACCTTTTATTCAGAGCTGCTCTATATTGCTCATGAGAAAAACTACAATCCTAATTGGGCTTCCCATAAATATAAAGAGAAGTTTGGCGTATGGCCTAATCAGCTAGATAAAAAACTACAAGTTGAGCCTTCTATTGATACATTAAATTGGGTTAAGCATAAAACAATTGCATATGTTAAAGCAATGCAAAAACAAAATAGGAGGTCAGCATGAGATTTGAAGATTTTGCCAGCAACCATGGTCTGATTCTAAAAAATTTGGTCACTGATCGCTGGGTGGCAACTCCCACGACCGATCACCCTAGGAAAGCTAATGGACGATATAAATTTCTTGGCAGTATTGGTTGGGTGCAGAATTGGTCAACTATGGATAGACCAGCTCAATGGATTGAAGAGGGTAAAAATGCCTCAAGCCCTGTAATCTTAAAAAAGATAGCTGACTCTGAAAATGATAGGAAGATCCGTGCAGATCAAGCTTCTAAAAAAGCCGGTTGGATCTTAAAGCAATCAGAGAAGAAAACTCACCCATACTTAATTAGCAAAGGATTTCAAAACCAGCTGGGTCATGTATGGAACGATCAGTTAGTTATACCCATGAGGATCGATACTAGGCTTGTGGGGTGTCAACTCATCGATAACCAAGGGGTCAAGAAGTTCTTGAAGGGACAAACGACCAAGGGGGCAACTCTCACCATTGACGCAAAGGGCTTTCCTATTTTCTGCGAGGGTTATGCGACCGGTCTCTCCATCAGAGAAGTCCTCAAAACCAGCAATATCAAGTATGTGATCCACATCTGTTTCAGTGCATCTAACATGCAATTCATAGCTAGGAAGTTTCCCTACGGACTCATCGTTGCCGATAATGATAATTCCCATGTGGGAGAGATTACCGCTAGGAAAACAGGCAAGCCGTATTGGATCAGCTCTGCAATCGGGGAAGATTTTAATGATTTTCATAAGAGAGTGGGAACTTTCCAAGCCTCTCAAGCTTTAAAAAAGAAATTAATAGAAATAGGTAGCTTGGTAATCTAAACTACCTATTATAGATCAATAAAAGTAAAGATTATTGACTTGGGCTAATAATGGCTTGTTAAACACATTATGTTTTGGGCTGATGCGATTATCATGGAAAAACTGACTATGACCCACAGGGTTATAAGTATAACCTTTTTGTTTTGTTAAAAACTTAACCGCTAATAATTGATAGGTTAAGAATGTTTTGCGATCCGGCTCTTTCATTTTGCCATTTTGCATTAAAGTAATGTATTCGAATTGCTTGGGTGCGTAGATCGTGTCACATACTCGACTGATCGTTTTAGCTCTATTCATAACCACGTGATAGACTGCGATTTGGTTATTAAAATTGCTACCAGCTTCACCATATAAAACGTAGGCAAGACACGCACTTGCAAGTTGTAATTCTCCCATATAGTCTCCTTTTAGTTACTATGGAACGTCCATACTATCAGTATTCACAAGGGTTTTGAAGCATACAACCCTTGTGATCTGTGTTAAAATAAGCCTTATGGCTTACCCCTTTCTCCAAAATCAGCGATCAAAACTACTAATTCATAGTCTCTGCTGAATTCCTTAATGGGAGCTTTAGTCCATAGATAAGTCGTAGCATACTTATAAATGCTAGTCCCACTTTTCTTCTTTACCTTATAGGCTTGGCACTTAAAAAACTCTGCCCCCTGTAAAGCTTGTTGTTCAGTCATTTTTCACCTCGACTATTCTAAATGTATCACGATCCGGAACGTCAGACATATAATTATCATCTACGGCAGTTTGGCAATCATCTAAAAATTGATCTAAAGCAATTTCAGCCTCTTCTTCAGTATCATAGATAGTTGGTATAGTCGTTCCGTCATCTTCTTCCGATGACCATGTATTAGTCCAGCCACCACACAAACATTCTTCTTGCACCTCATAAGGCATTATAATTTCTCCTCTGTATAAACATCTTTATATTTAAAAGTAATAACTAACATCTCATGTGTAGGATCTGCTTCGCATACTTTACATATCTCATTCCATACATCTTCATGATGAAAGTCATCGGGGTATAGCTTTAAATGTGCATATTCACTCATCATTTTTCTCCTCAAGTTCTGTGCGTTTATCATAATTAATATCAGATAGCCATTCACTAAAGCTTCCACTTACATCACCCTCGCCAAAGTCTTTTGTAGTGCCATCTAAAAATGTTATCTTAATCTCTACATTATCTATTTGATTAAATTCAATCTCTTCACTCATATCTAGTCCTTTCTCGTAAATTGACCATTGACACGTTTTTGAAAGTCTTCCCATGCTTCAGCATAATCATGGCAATAATGACCCCAAGTCGTAGACCTAGGATCTCCTTCAAAATACTTCCATGTCACATATGGCGTAATGTCGTTAATCCATCGAGCTAACACTACACCATGCTTCTCATTCTCAAAAAATGCCATAACTTTAGCTCCGTTATGCAAAATATCACCTACATTCATCTTACTCATTATTGTTCTCCTTGTATTCAAGCTCTTCGTCTTTAGATTCTTTTAACTCTAACCATTCTTCTTCCAGCTCTGCATCGGTTAGCTCCTTAACTCCTTTGTCTTCCATGCCATTGTTTACTATATTCCATATCCAATTGTCATTCACGCTATAGTCTGACGTGATCCAATCGAATGCTTGTCGTGCTAGAAAATACTCTTTCTCTTCCCTTGTATATTCTTTATTGGCTTCATACTTTATTTCTGCATCATAATTAATCATCGCTTCCCCCTTTATGCTTTCCTGTTAATAATTCTTCGTAAGTAACGCCTTTCTCATAAAAGTTTAGACAAGCACCACATAACAAGTCTTCCATCTCGCCTGTTTCTTTTATATAGTCTTCACTTTCACCGCACCACTCGCAATTACTCATCATCGTCCCCTTCCATTTGTAAAAATGAATCAATCACTTCATGACCCAATTCGGTTAAGCGATCTTGAATTTTATCTTCATGGTCACTCAACCACTCTTCACACTTTTTCATTGTCCACTCCGGTTTCATGCATGAAATATCTTCAGCTCTCCATGGATTTGCACAATAAGCCCTGCCATGCCATTTAACACTCATAATTTTCACCTTTCATGTAAAAAATAGAAATTTTCCCTTCAGCCGTGCATTTATAGTCACACGCCCCCACCTACCTACCACAAGTCTCCGTGTATTCTTCGATGTCCAAGATCCGACAGATCTCATTATACTCTTCGACTCCGCCACTACTCATTCTTTGGCATTCCCAGCCAAGATCTAAAATAAGATCTCGTAGGCGATCCAGCTCCTTACCAATTGGCACTTTAGTCATAATGATCTCCTAGTCCCTTGGATCAATAAAACGACCCACTTTAACAACGTGAGACACTCGATCAATAGCTACTTGGCGATCTATAAAACTTCCAAGATCACGACCAAATGCGACCGCTTTAAAATTATTAGCTCCATTACATGTTACTTGACCAAATATAGTCTTTGTAGCCGGATCGTAACAGATATCGTTACTAGTCCAATCTAATACTTTATCGTTATTCATTGCTGACTCTCCCCTATAAAAGTAATGATTGCTTCTTCCGTTTTAAAAGATATTAAATCCGGATATTCACACCAAAATTTCTCTTGGGCATCGTGATAATCTTCGGCTTCAATTTCTACTTGATAAACAATTTTTTCATATGCTTCGATTAAAAACTTTCTCATACATAATGCTCCTCTGCTGGTTCAAATTTTGGCAACGTATCGCCATCATCGACTTCGACAAAAGCATAAGATAGCTTTATATTATTAAAAAGATCATCTCTATCCATAATACAAGCCTTGTCTCTTGCGATTAAAGCAGATTCCCATCTAGCACCGGCTTCCACTTCCAAGTCGATATAAGCATCAAAAAATACTCTTGTTTGAAACTTTTCCATATCTCTCTCCTTTGGTTACGATTATCAAATGATAATCAGATAGCACTCGGTTAAGAATGCTATCGGATCTCACTCGCTTTCTCTGCTTCTTGTATCTTCACCATATTTAGTAGAATACTTCCCAATGAAGCCCATACCTTCTTCTTCATAGTCGCATTCTATATCATAGTCATCATTCTGATCTTCAACGTCTCTGTTCCTGCCGTCCAAGTAGATAAAGAATTCAATTGGCGGAGACCATGCGGTATCAAAATTTGCATAGAAAGTATCACCGGAGACATATGCTTCACCGGCATCAGTATCGATGTCCCATTTTGTTCCCCATTTTGCTACGCACCAATCATACCAATTTGCATACCCATACTTCTCGATATTGGCTTTTTCCTTGATCTCCAATTCCTTTTGCTTTTCATCATCGCTATATGATCCAGCTATGGTGTCTTGAAGATCTTGTGGACATGGATATAAAGTCTGCATGAAGCGACCGGAAGTCCATGCATCTACAAGCTTCTGTATCTTTGCTGAATCTTTGCTTGTGATTCTTAAATTATTACTGCACCAATTAGGCATGTAATTCCCCTTTCATTAAGTTTTCTAATTGTTTTCTAGCACCTTGCAATTGTTTAGCTAACATCTCATCAAAATCATTACCAGCTCGATCAAATAGCTCTACTTCTACATCGTGCAGATCACTCACAATGCTGAATAGTTTTTCTTCTTTTACTTTGCTATGCATCATTCTCTCCTTAAATTAAATCGCCATTTTCATAAAATTCATAGTCATTAGCATCGACCATGTCTTTGTAATACTCAAAAGTCTCTTGATGCTCCATGTCAGACTTTATACTTTTAAGACCAGCTTCAATAGCATCTTCAAAAGCACCTTTGATATTCCCATTAATCTTTACTGAATCAATAAATGCTTCTTTTAAGTCAAAGTAGACACAATAGCCGTCTTGATGGGTATCAATAAGCTTGATAGCTTTATCAAAATTTATGCCCCTAAATACATCATTAGTCGCATCAGTCGTAATAAAACATCTTCCGTAAGTGCCTATCTCATAGTCTTTTAAACCAACGCCAAAAGCATCAGCAAAAGCCCTGATAGATTTTATACCTTCATCTACCCAAATATACTCAAAATGATTGCTATTGACGTAATTCTCCCAAGCTTTCTTTTGTGCTTCTTCAGATAGCTCATTAAAACTAAATACATTCAAAGATAATACTCTCATATATTTCCCTTTCGTGAATGGCTAATATCAGCCCCCAAGCTCCCTGAATCAAGAAGCTTGGAGATAATACTATGCGACTTGTTTATTATCATGTCCTTTACAAAAGAATCTAAACTCCGGATAAAACCCTTCGAAGAGCTTGATCTTATCCCCCTTGATGCCGATCTTCATAACCATGACTATATCGTCTTTGATAATATATTCATAGTCTTGACCACAATCTTGTTCTGCAAAAGGCGGATAGAGATAAGTGTTACCCCAATCACCATTCTTGAGCTTTTCTACGACTGAAGCCGATAAGCATTCAATACCATTGTTCTTGGTTTCTACTAATACTTCCGCCAATTCCTGACCATGCACGGACGGAAAGCCGTCATACTGCCTATAAATACATACCAATGGCATGTCTGCATCGTTATAAATATACGTTAATGACCTTGTTCCCATGATTAAAACCTTTCTCTAATAATTGATTGAGCATTCCAAGTCCTAACAAGCTTAAAAAAACTAGCTTCTCTTTGAGTCCTTGGATCTGCAAAATGAAAGTAATTGCCACTGAAAAAATTGTTTCTTAACATAATGCGATCTTGCTTTTCTTTATCTAAACTAATCTTTTTCATGATGATAATTCCCCTTTGATTAAAAATCCCATTCCTAACACCAGCTCAAAAAGTCCCCCCAGCCATTGACTTTGAAATATATCTATCGATCCAGCTTGAAGACATAGGATTGAGACGGCTAGATGTGCCGTCCCAAGTGTTAAAAAGATAATACTTTGGCGAGTCCAAAAGCTCATAGATCCGCCCCCCTTACTCTGTCCATAATATATTTAAACAAAATATACTTTGCGACATTCAGCTCTTGCCGGAGATGATTCTCTTCAGGCGTCTGATCGTCCGACTCCTGATAGCAAAATCTTTCTTGCAAATTAGAGAGATGACCAGCCAAGGTCATACAAGCATCATAGATCGACCCAGCATCTTCCGACACTAGATCATCGATCAAGCGAGACGGCATGCCGTAGCATTGCTTTTCCCATGCGAGAATCTCTTCTTCTGTTCTGACTTCCATAAAATTTCCCCTTTTCCATTATGGCTCAAAGACAAGCCCCCAAGCCCACTCTTGTGAATGAGCTTGAAGAATGCCCTACTTATCACCCAGCGACCATGCGACCGACTCCAAAGCATACCAAGCCAAGCCATTATAGACACTAGTCCGATCTTCTGACTTCGGATCATAAAGACCGGAAGCGATCTCATCTTCTGACATGCCTTCGAAGCATTTAAAACCCCTTAACATCTCCAAAAGACCCAAGCCGAAGTTTTCTGCATCGTCTTTCAGAGCTTGGATAATTAGATCGAAGTTTTTCTTCGTAAAGTCCAAGGTCTCATGATAATAAATGAAACCGGAGACCCCTGCAGAAGCTCCGCCTTGCATAATGTCCGGTATTGCTTCGAGAAATTCTTCCCTTGTTCCATACTGCTCGATGACTGCCTTTTCTAATGTTTTCATGGTGTCTCCTTAAAGTGATTTAATTAATTTTTGAATGCCTTCAGCTGATCGAATCCAAGCTTCAGGGGCTATTAGAGACCCCTTCCACTCTTCAGAAGAGAGAATCTTCTCTCGATCTTCCACGACCCCAGCTGATAACCTTTCTAAAGCTTCATAAATAAAGCAATAGGTCACCGGATCTCTACGATCCAGCTCGGCTTTAATTGCTTGTGCTAGTGTTTTCTTTTTCATGCTTTCTCCTTAATATAAGTCCGCTTCATCATTCAAAAAACGACCTTCCCAAACTTCGAGAAGGCTTTCCTTGGTTTCTGCTTCCCAATCACTTTCAAAGCCTTCAGAGCTTCCAAAATGATCTTCTTTCCATGCTTCCAAAGCTTTCTTTTTGTCTTTCATGCTCTCTCCTTAAATGATCGAAAACCGATCCCCAAGCTCACTCGATGGAATAAGCTTGGAAGCGATTCTAGTCTTCTTGGTGCTTGTAATATAGATCAATGAAAGCTTGTCCGCTTTCTTCGTCATATTGAACGATTTCCGGATCGCTGGAAGCCCCCAGCAAGTTTTCGAGTAGCTCCACTGCGGTTTCAAGATCTAGATCGTTGGTAGTGAATTTTCTTGGCTCGATCATGTCACCACCCCACTGCGATTTCTTCGCCAAACTCGACCAAGTCGCCCCTTTTTAAAAGCCTTATGGCTTCAGTCAGGGCTTCTTCTTCTGTCTGATATTCCCACTCTTCCGGCTTCGAGTGGATCGAATCTCTGCTTAATACGTAAAATTGACGTTGCGATTGCATAGGTATTCCCTTTCTTTTTTGATTGTTAGATCGTGCCACATACTTTGAAGCACTGCTTTAAAGATTAAATAGTGCATGTTAGATCCTTGTGCTTTTGGTAATAATAAGTAAGGTTAGAGAGTAAGTCGTCCAGCTCTCCCAGCAGATCGGCTTTATTTGATTCTAAAAGACTTAAGGCATCAGCAATCCTTCGCTTTTGCTTTTTCTTTTCTGCGACCAAGTCCCTTAATCTTTCTATTTCTTTTTCTACTTCTTGAAGTTTTGACATGCTTTCTCCTTGGGTTAGTTTAAACCCCCAAGCCCACTCTTGCGAATAGGCTTGAAGATTCCACTTAATCGAATTGTCCTAGACATCAGGCGTCCGCATCGATCGCCCAGCATTTACAGCTCTGGTCAGCTGGTGAAAGCTTATAGGCTGATGAACCGAGTCCAGCCGTCTTACACTAAATGAGATCTTCTCACGAAATAATAAAGATTTGCAAGTATTTTCATCACTTATTTTCGGTGGCTCGATCCGGTCACTTTTGCGGCACTCGACCAGCAAGACCAGCACCAGCCCTGAAAACTTTCTCGCCCCCTTGTATTTATATGGCTAAAAGCGAAGCGGTCAGCCCAGCATCGAATCATCTAATAATACCTATAGTGAGATATCACATAGGGAGAGATCGTGTCTCTAAATCGATTTATGGAAGCCAAGGTGCTTCTTTTTTAAGCAGATATAGAGTAAAATGATCCTTTCATTATTGTTCCGACTTTATACCCATGAAGATAAACAGATCACAGATCCGAGAAGCACTCGACCAGCTACCCATCGAGGAGATCTTACTCGGTAACAAAGCAGAGTCCAACACCTTGACTCACAAACAGAAAGCCTTTGCCGAAGAGATAGCCAAGGGAGCGACCAAAGCCGGAGCATATAAGAAAGCTTATGCATCGAAGGGGACAAGCCACACAAGAAGCCGTGAAGGATCGAAGCTCCTACAGAACCCCCAAGTCTCCACCCATGCAGAGCAGATAAGACTTGCTATAGAGGCACAGAAATACCTTTTCCCTGCTCATTTAAGGGCATTAGCTATCCAACAATTAACCGAGAAGGCTCTAGATCCTACGATCCCCCCAGCCATTCAGGTCAGATGCCTAGAGCTTATAGGTAAAATGTCAGACGTTGCACTCTTCCAAGAGAGGAAGGAGATCCAGCAGACCGCCACCACTAGCGAAGCCAAGTCCAAGCTCATATCTACTTTGGCAGAAGCAATCAGATCCAGCAGATCTTTATCTATAGACCGAAAGAAAGACGCAGAAGACTTACTGAAGGAGATCACCGGAGACGATCCGATCACGATCGACCAGCTCCCAACGATCGAAGATCAGGAGACAGAAGATCCGGAGACAGATCCAACCGGAGTCCAAGTCCAAACAGATCCGGAGATCGAAGAAAGGGAGATCTTGACGACCCCACCCACTCCGACCCCCCAAAATTTGACGGCTTCGGCAGCCAGCCCTTGTCATAGTATTCCAGACAAACAATTATCTAATTTTACAGATAGTACCCCTACTGAAATTGTGGTTACAGAGGGGGAGGGGGTATCTAATTTTTGGGAGTCTTTTGAGAAAGCGCCTATAGAAAACACCCCCCCTTCTAATTTAGGGTCCCCTATAGACCCATGGGATATTTCTAAATGATTTATGAACGTATAGACATTGACTATATCTATGACCATCTCCTATGGGCTTATGTCTTCCTTATCTATATGATTACTTCTATTATGGCCATATACAGAATATGGACTGAACTTTGTCACAAGGGGGCAAAATGAGAAACAGTGAACTATTTGGATTGCTTTTGATGTTGATTGTCTTAATTGCCCTTATGTACGACTTACATGTCCTGGGTCAAGCTATATGAAAAAATATAAATATGAACTTGATGACGGCCAACTTACAGATGAGCAATATGCAAAGATAAAACAATTGGCTGAATACGAGCTGGATAAGTCTACAGGCGAGGTGGTTAAGAAGTATGTAGACATTTTACATAACGATGGATTTAAAAAGAACAAATGACCCCAGCACAAAAACAAATATTCATTATTGTAGATGAGTTCTGGAAAAGATACGGCTTTGGACCTACAGTGGATGACGTGGTGCGTCTAACGGGCGCAAAAGGTAGAGGTAATATTGCCCGTAAGATGCATATCCTAATCGAACTTGGGGTTTGCAAAGGGGTCAAGGGGCGGGCAAGATCAATCAGGCCAGCTGGATTAAAGGTACGTGATCTTGAGTGATAAAGTCATAGAGCTAATGAATATGCTATCGTCTGAAGAACAGGCTATGGTATTAGAGCAAGTCCGTGAATATGACAATGCATTGCTTCGTGAAGAAGGTGTAGAAGACTTCATGAAGTTTGTAACCACAATGTGGCCAGGATTTATCCATGGTCGTCACCATGCTGTGATGGCTAAAAAGTTTGAGGACATAGCTAATGGAAAAATTAAACGTCTTATTATTAACATGCCTCCTCGTCATACTAAGTCTGAGTTTGCATCTTATTTACTTCCTGCTTGGTTCTTAGGACGTTTTCCTGGCAAAAAAATTATTCAATGCTCAAATACAGCAGAATTAGCAGTTGGGTTTGGACGAAAGGTCAGAAATCTGGTAGACTCTGAAGTCTATGGTAAAATATTTCCAAATGTTGCCCTTCGTTCTGACTCTAAAGCTGCTGGCCGCTGGTCTACTAATGCTAATGGTGAGTATTTTGCTATCGGTGTTGGTGGTACTGTCACTGGTAAAGGAGCAGATCTTCTCATCATTGATGACCCGCATTCGGAACAAGAAGCGGCATTAGCTGCTGGAGATCAATCCGTATACGATAAGGTCTTTGAGTGGTATACCTCTGGTCCTCGTCAACGTCTTCAACCAGGAGGTTCTATTGTAGTCGTTATGACTCGTTGGGCCAAGCGAGATCTGACTGGTAAAATTGTTCAAGGTATGATGGATCGTGATGGAGATGAATGGGAAATCATTGAACTTCCAGCAATCCTACCTTCTGAAAAACCTTTATGGCCAGAGTTCTGGTCTTATGAAGAACTAGATAAACTACGCATTGAATTGCCGTTAAGTAAATGGCAAGCTCAGTATCAACAAAACCCTACCTCTGAAGAAGGTGCGCTTGTCAAACGTGAGTGGTGGCAAGTATGGGAAAAAGACATACCACCAAGATGTGAATTTATTATTCAAAGCTGGGACACAGCCTTTACCAAATCTGAACGTGCAGATTATTCTGCATGTACAACATGGGGTGTTTTCTATAAAGATGAAAATGAAAACGATCCGCATATTATTTTGCTTGACGCATTAAAAGAACGCATGGAGTTTCCAGAGTTGAAACAAAGAGCTTTGGAATACTACCAAGAATGGCAACCCGATGCATTCATCGTGGAAGCTAAAGCATCAGGTGCGCCTTTAATTTTTGAACTAAGACGGATGGGAATCCCAGTTCAAGAATTTACGCCAACTCGTGGTAACGATAAGATATCACGGGTCAACTCAGTGAGCGATTTATTCGCATCGGGTAAGGTGTGGGCGCCAAGAAAACGTTGGGCAGAAGAAGTCATAGAAGAAATGGCAGCATTTCCTAATTCAGACCATGATGACTTGGTTGACTCAAGCACTCAAGCACTTATTAGATTTAGACGTGGAGGCTTTGTAACCCTGCCTTCAGACGAGCCAGATGAGCCACGTGAGTTCCGCAGAAAGGTGGCTTATTATTAATAAAAAGGTTAAAATATTGTATCTACCATTAAAGGATTATTATGTCAATTGATAAAGCCCTCTACGAAGCTCCTCAAGGTCTATCAGGTATAGACTCCCAGCAACCAGATATGGAAATAGAAATTGTAAATCCAGATGCCGTTCATATGAATATAGACGGTTTGGAAATCAATTTAGGTCCAGAAGAAAAAGATAAAGAAGACTTTGCCGATAACTTATCTGAATACATGGATGAAGGCGAGTTAACAGAACTTGCTGGTGACTTAATAGGCGATTTTGATGCAGACGTTGATTCAAGACGTGATTGGATTCAAACTTATGTAGATGGATTAGATTTACTAGGGCTTAAGATTGACGAAAGATCAGAGCCATGGGATGGCGCTTGTGGCGTTTATCATCCTATTCTAGCTGAAGCTGTAACCAAATTCCAATCAGAAACAATCATGGATACATTCCCAGCATCAGGCCCAGTTAAGGGTGAGATTGTGGGTAAAGAAACTCAAGAGAAAAAAGATGCCATGGGCCGTGTGGTAGCGGACATGAACTTTGAATTGACAGATGCAATGCCAGAGTATAGACCTGAACATGAAAGAATGTTATGGGGCGTAGCTTTATCAGGTAATGGATTTAAAAAGGTTTATGTAGATGCAGCGTTAGATCGTCAAGTATCTATGTATGTACCAGCAGAAGATTTAGTCATGCCTTATGGCGCATCAAGTCTTGAACAATCTGAGCGTGTAACTCATGTCATGCGTAAGACAGAAAATGAATTAAAACGTTTACAATTGGCTGGATTTTATCGTGATGTAGAAATTGGTGAACCACAAAGTAACTTAGATGAAGTTGAAAAGAAAATTGCAGAGAAGTTAGGCTTCCGTGCAACAACTGATGATCGTTATAAAATTTTAGAAATGCATGTTGACTTGGATCTTCCAGGTTTTGAACATACAGATAAAAAAGGTAAGGCTACTGGACTAGCGCTTCCATATGTAGTTACCATTGAAAAGAATACAAGTACGATCCTAGCTATTAGACGTAACTGGGAGCCTGATGATGATACGCATCAAAAGCGTCAACACTTTGTACATTACACATACATACCAGGTTTTGGTATTTATGCATTTGGTCTTATCCATCTAATAGGCGGTTTTGCTAAATCTGGAACATCCATACTTAGACAATTAGTAGACGCTGGATCACTGGCAAACCTACCTGGTGGATTTAAAACTCGTGGCCTTAGAGTTAAGGGTGATGATACACCAATTGCTCCAGGTGAGTTTAGAGACGTAGATGTACCTTCTGGCACGATGAAAGACAATATCATGCCGTTGCCGTACAAAGAACCATCACAAACGCTTATCCAATTACTTAATCAAATTATTGATGAAGGTAGACGTTTTGCTGCAGCTGGAGACTTAAAAGTTTCTGATATGTCAGCTAACAGCCCTGTAGGCACTACATTAGCTATTCTTGAGCGTACATTAAAAGTGATGTCAGCTATTCAAGCTCGTATTCACTTTGCAATGAAGAAAGAGTTTAGACTACTTAAGAAGATTATTTCTGAGTATGCACCACAAGATTACTCATATGAGCCTTCTACAGGTAATCGCAAAGCACGTAAATCTGATTATTCATTAGTTAATATCATTCCAGTATCAGATCCTAATGCAGCTACGATGTCACAAAAGGTAGTTCAATACCAAGCTGTATTACAGTTATCACAAACAGCACCACAGCTTTATAACTTACCTTACTTACATAGACAAATGCTAGAAGCTTTAGGTATTAAAAATGCAGATAAGTTAGTAGCTATTCCAGAAGATATGACGCCAGTGAATGCTGTATCTGAAAACGTACAGGCTTTATCAGGTAAACCATTAAAAGCATTTATTTTCCAAGACCATAAGTCACATATTCAGATCCATATGGCTATGATGAATGATCCAAAAGTAAAACAACTTATTGGTCAAAATCCACAAGCTCCAGTCATTGCTGCTGCATTACAAGCACATATTACAGAACATGTAGGCATGGAATACCAACGTCAATTAGAACAAATGGCTGGTATATCTATTCCTTCGCTTGATAATGAAGACAAGAGAATGTCACCAGAAATGGAAATGCAAATTACTCAAATGGCAGTTCCTTTTGCTCAACAACTTCTTAATCAAAATCAAACTGAAATTGCAGCTCAACAAGCACAGCAAGCAGCTCAAGATCCAATTATTCAAATGCAATTACAAGAGCTTCAATTGAAGGCTAAAGAAGTTGATATGAAGATGAAGAAACTACAAATTGATGCAGCTTCTAAGGCAGATCAACTTGAGATTGAAAAACAAAGATTAGCTACACAAGAAAAAATTGCTGGCATGCAAGTAGGTGCTAAGATTCAATCTGAAAAAGCTCATCTAGCTTCTAAAGAAAGATTGGAAGGTATGAAGATTGGCAATGACATTGGTAAGGCTAAAGCTCAAATGTCTTTACAAGAAAGACAAATACAAAACAAACAACAACCTTCAAACAAGGAAACTAAATGAGTGAATTAGATGCAGTAGTAAATGAAATTAATGCTCAAGTAGCAAATCTACAAGAACATTTAGGTACAGGCGCAGCCAAAGACTTCGCTGAATACCAAAATATGTGCGGAAAGATATCAGGTCTTCTATCCGTATATCGTTATATCAAGGACCTAAAACAACACATGGAGAACTCAGATGAGTGAAATACTAATCGGCTCAAACACCGATGATGTAAACCAGGCAACAACACTTCCCCAAACGGATGAAGAAAAAGCAAAGCAACTCCCAGAAGTATCAGGCTATCGTATTTTATGTGCGATACCAGAAGCAGAAAAAGAGTTTGAAAGTGGATTAGTTAAATCCGATCAAACAATGAGAAATGAAGAACTTTTATCTACAGTATTTTTTGTAGTTAAAATGGGTCCAGACTGTTACAAGGATGAAAAAAGATTTCCTTCAGGTCCTTGGTGTAAGGTTGGAGACTTCATATTAGCCCGCCCTAATTCAGGCACTCGCTTGAAAATTCACAATAGGGAATTCCGAATAATCAATGATGATAGTGTCGAAGGTATCGTAGAAGATCCTCGTGGCATTAGTCGCATTTAAGGAGAATATAAATGGCTGATAATGATTTTAAATTTCCAGACGAAATGGAAGAACCAGAAAAAAAGGTAAATGCTGAAGAAAATGAGATTGAAATTGAGGTGATTGATGATCGCCCTGAAGAAGATCAAAGAAATTCAACACCATTACCTAAAGAAATTGTAGAAGAAGTTGAAAATGACGACTTGGAAGAATATTCTAAGGAAGCTAAACAACGTTTACTACAAATGAAGAAGCTTATTAATGATGAACGTAGAGAAAAAGAACAAGCTTTACGTGAACAACAAGAAGCTATCCGTGTAGCACAGACAATATTAGAAGAAAACAAGAAGCTAAAGGATGATTTAACCTCTGGCGAAAAGGTTTTAGTCGATAATGTTAAAGTTTCTGCTGCACGAGACCTTGAAGTAGCTAAAAAAGCTTACAAAGAGGCTTACGATTCAGGTGATTCTGAATTATTGGTAAATGCTCAGGAGCAATTAACTGAAGCAAAGCTTAAAATGAACCAGTATGACAATTATAAGTACCAATATGATGAAGAATCTTTCAAAAATCAAGAAAATGCTGTAAAATCACAGTTACAACAGTCACAACCTGCTCGTTTGGATTCAAAAACCCAAGCATGGCTAGACAAAAATAGCTGGTATGGTACAGATGACGACATGAGTTTCCTTGCAATGGGTATTCATAGAAGGCTAGAACGTGATGGAGTCCCAATTGGCTCTGATCACTACTGGAGTTCAATAGATACCGAGATGCATAAACGATTTCCAGAGAAATTTGCTGGTGAATCAACTGCTGAAACCAAAGATTCAGTCAGACAAAAATCCTCAACGGTCGTAGCGCCTGCTACTCGTTCTACATCCCCAAAAAAGATTAGATTGACGCAGACACAATTAGCTTTGGCTAAGAAGTTTAAACTTTCTCCAGAGCAATATGCTATGGAATTAACTAAATTGGAGTCCCAAAATGGCTGAAAATAGAATTCCCCGTGAAGTAGATACCCGTCAACAGGAAGAACGCCCTAAACAGTGGCAAGCTCCTGAGTTGTTACCAGAACCTGATAAAGAGCCTGGTTACAAATATAGATGGATTAGAGTTTCAATGCTGGACTCACCAGACCCACGCAATCTTAGTGCTAAACTTAGAGAAGGCTGGGAACCTGTAAGAGCAGAAGAGCAACCTAAGTTTCAACTGTTAGCTGATCCCAATAGTCGTTATAAAGACAACATTGAGATTGGCGGATTATTACTTTGCAAGACACCTGTTGAATTGGTCGAGCAAAGAACAGCATATTACGATAAACAAACGCAATCGCAAACTGATGCTGTAGATAATAATCTTATGCGTCAAAATGACCCTAGAATGCCTCTTTTTAATGAGAAGAAATCTAGCACTAGTTTTGGCAAAGGTTAATTTATTAATATTAGGAGATTTTTATGGCTTATCCAACCGTAAGTACTCCGTACGGTTTTAAACCGATTAATCGTGTAGACGGCATTGCATATGCTGGCGCAACATTACAATTACCTATTTCAGGTTCTTATAATACTGCAATCTATAACGGTGCATCAGTTAAACTCGTAGCGGGTGGTACAATTGAATTATCAGGCGCAACTACTACAGGCACTATTATTGGTGTTTTCATGGGTGTGCAATATGTTAATTCATCAGGTCAAACAGTTCAAGCTCAATACTATCCAGGTACTAGCGTTACTAATGCTATTGCTTATGTAGTGGTTGATCCAATGGCTGAATTCAAAGTAGCAGTAACAACATCTGGTACAGCTGGCACAGTAACTTATGCTAATGCAACTATCTTAGGTACTAACGTAGCTGAGATTCAAAACGGCACAGGTTCTACAACAACAGGCGATTCACAAGCATCTATTGTTAAACCTGCTAACGGTGCTGGTGATACAACTACACTCCCATGGAGAGTTGTTGGTTTAGTTCCAGATACTGCATACTACTTTTCAACTACATTAGTTTATCCTGAAGTAATTGTGAAGATTAACAACCCACAGTTGACTGCCCTTACAGGCACAACTTACACAGCTTAACTAGGAGAATAAAACATGGCTATTTCAC